TCGCTGAAATCGCGTCCGCCTTGGCTCCGGTGGTGCAGGACGCAGTTGCAGCGCACTTCGAAGCGAACCCCGTTCCTGCTGGCGAGAAGGGCGAGCGCGGCGCGGACGGAAAGGACGGAAAGGACGGTGAGCAGATTAGCGATGAACAGATCGCGCAGCAGGTTGAGCGATTCTTTGAGATCAATCCTGCTCCAGCGGGGCGCGACGGCAAGGATGGTCGCGACGGTCGCGACGCGGAGATGCTCACAGAAGATAAGATTTTCTCCCAAGTTGAACGCTACATGCGTCAGCATCCTGTCAGTGATGGTGCTGATGGTCTTGGTTTTGACGATCTCAGTGTAGTGTACGATGGCGGTCGAAACATTACCTTGAGCTTCAGTCAAGGTGAGAACAAAAAGGAATTCACATTCAAGCTGAACATGATGATCTATCAAGGCGTGTTCAAACAAGGCACGACTTACGAGCAAGGCGATTCAGTTACGTTTGGCGGAAGCGTTTGGACAGCAAAGAAAGACACCAAGGAACGTCCAATGGAAGGAAGCGACTGGCAGCTGTCAGTGAAATGTGGCCGCGATGGTAAGGACGGTCAAAAGGGCGACAAGGGCGAGAAAGGGCAAGATGGCAGGAACTGGGAACCGACGAAGGGGCTATGACGATGCTCATGCTTGTCTCTCCTGAGATTGTAAAGGCTCGCCTCAAGATCGACAATGACGTTGATGATGGAAACTTGGAGTTTGTAATTGCTGCAGCATCCAAGAGCATCATTACCTACATTGGCGACAACGTCGCACGAATCAGCGACAGTGCTGGCGATATCTTGACTGATACCAATGAAGTTGCCATCGACATCCCGGAAGACCTACAGATGGCAGTGTGCATGCTGGTGGGCATTTGGGTACGTGATCCTGATGGAAAGAATATGGATCAGTGGCAGCAAGGATATTTGCCGTTCGCCGTCACATCGTTCATTTACACTGAATGGCATGAACCGTCGATGAGCCGCACAACTGATCTGAATCGCCGGCATGGATGGGACGATAATGGCTGCCGATAACACCTTCAGTGCAGGGCGCCTGCGGCATCGCGTTGACATTGAAAAAAATGTTCAGATGCAAGACACCAATGGTGATATGGTAGACAACTGGCAGCCATACTTGATGAATGTTGCTGCTGAAATTGCACCGTACAGCGCGCGTGAATACGTCGCAGCGCTTGCGATTCAATCTTCTGTGAATACCAAGATCACTATTCGCTTTCGCCCCAGCATCACTGCTGATATGCGAATTGTGCATCGTCCGAAGGGCGGCGATGAAACGATCTACAACATCGTCAAGCCAATTCGCGATCCTGAGACGGGGTTGGAATGGTTGCTCATTCTTACGAGCGATGGAGTCAATGATGGCTAAGTGGGCAGTATTGGCGAGCGGTCCCAGCATGAATGCTGAGATCGTTGAGCGTGTGCGCGGATTGCGCATCGCTGTCGTCAGTGACGTCTATAAGCTTGCTCCGCATGCTGACGTTCTTGTGTCGCAAGACAAAGCTTGGTGGAAAGCCCATCCTGAAGCGCTTAGCTTCGCAGGTCGCAAGTTCAGCGTCAATCCTGTTGATGGTGTTGAAGCATTTGAATGGCGTGATACGTATCCTCTGCTCACAACTTCTAGCAACAGTGGCTTGGTTGCTTGTCTTGTAGCTGAATGGATGGGTGCAACAGAGATTGAGCTGTATGGATTTGACATGCATGGAAGTCATTATTTCGGAGATCATAAACCTCCATTGAAGAACACCACAGCAGATCGTTTTCGTATCATGATCAATCAATTTACTGATTGGCTTCCTCGTGCCCGCGTCATCAACCGGACGCCCGGCAGCGCGCTGACTTGCTTTGAAATGGTGGACTGATGAAAGGCCGCGCTTGGATCGGACTCAAAGACACGCCTAACTACAGGCGTGATTCTTTTTCTGCAGGATTGAAGCGTGCAGGCTATCAGGTGGAACTTGAGACCACTCTGCGTCCTGGAAACAATGACATTCTTGTTATTTGGAATCGTTTCGGTGCTGCTGAGGGTGCTGCTATTGCATTTGAAGCTGCTGGGCGTCCAGTGCTGGTTGCTGAGAATGGTTACTTGGGGAAAGAGTTCTGTGGTGAACCTTGGTATGCACTGAGCAGAAATCTACACAATGGAGCTGGCACTTGGGAATATGAAGGTCCACAACGCTGGGACGCATTGGGAATTGAGCTGCCGCCATTTCGTACAAGCGGGAAAGAGATGGTGCTGTTGCCTCAGCGTTCTATCGGATCGAATGGCGTTGCGATGCCTCGCGGGTGGACAGAGGAAGCACAAGCACGCGTTAAGGCCCGTGTTCGCCCACATCCTGGGATACGCCCGGCAATTCCATTGGAAGTCGATCTTGGAAGTGCGCATTCTGTGTACACATGGGGGAGCGGCGCAGCGCTTAAGGCGATAGCAATGGGAATTCCTGCCTACTACGACATGCCTGCATGGATAGGAGCGCCGGCAGCCGCGAAGTTAGGGGATAACCCTAACCGCAACGAAGTTGCTCGCCTAGATATGTTCCGCAGATTGGTTTGGGCGATGTGGCGACTTCGTGAGATTGAGAGTGGTGAAGCATTTGAGGTGCTGCTATGAGAATGCTGTTCACAGGCAATGGAACTGCAGGGTCTTGGAAGATTCGCGGCGAGCAGTTAGGCGGCGAGCTTGGTGCGATGATTCAACCACATGCTAGTTTTCAACACATCGTTCACTCCGATCTTATTGTTGTTGTGAAGCGTTGTCCGCAGAAGTTGTTAGATGCGCTTCGCCAAGCAAAGCGGAAATGGATATTTGATGTGGTTGATTTCTATCCACAACCTACTGCTGGTGCTTGGTCGCGTGATGAAGCTATCAATTGGGTGCGCAATCAGATCAAGAATATGAATCCAACAGCAGTGCTGTGGCCGAATCGAAAGATGATGGAAGACTGTAACGATGGACGTCCAGCAAAGGTGCTATATCATCATCATCGTCCTGGATTGCCGCGTCATCAAGTTCGTCAGCGCGTCGAAAAGGTCGCATATGAAGGCAGCGCTAAATACCTTGGACGCTGGCAAAGCGATATCGAGATGGCTTGCCGTGCTCGCGGTTGGCAGTTTGAGGTCAATCCGTCTTGCTTATCTGATGCTGACATCGTCATTGCTGCACGTGACGGCATTCACAATGGCTACGTACAACAGCATTGGAAGTCTAATGTGAAGCTTGCAAATGCGCAAGGTGCTGGTGTTGCATTTGTCGCACAGAAGGAAGACGGCTACACCGAGACATCTGCAGGAGAGGTTGGTTGGTTTAGCAGCCTCAGCGAACTACAGCATCAGTTCGATCTGCTTGACTCGATGACGATGCGAACAATGGTACATCGTGGAATGCTGGCGAAAGCCTATCCTGTGGAGCGCGCTGCATCTGATCTGTTGGAGTTTGCTTGTGGACTGTGAATTGCTAATGAGCAAAGATTTGAATGTGCGCGGCAGGAATATGCTGCAAGCACTGATTGATGCCGCTTCATATGCAGGCATCAAGGTCTATGTTTCCGAAATGTACGGCGCGCGCTCCCACAATTTGATGACATATGGACTTGGGCATCCTGTACGTCGTCAATGGAGTGAAGCGCACAAAGCGAGTGGCGGACGATTGATTGGGTGGGATTTGGGGTATTGGCTACGCGACGATTACATGCGTTTGACTATCAATGATGATCATCCACAACGTTTGTTGGAAGATCGTTCTCCAATGCGATTCGATTCATATCACCTTCCGCTCCGCGAAGACTATCACCCAGAAGGTCCGATCATCCTCGCTGGCCTTGGTCGCAAGACGCGCGAAGAAATGCGACAGCGTGATCATCAATGGGAACGCGAGATGTATTGCAAAATTCGCGCAGCCTATCCTCACAAGCAAATTCTTTACAAGCCCAAGAAAAAAGAATACATCTGCGACATGGAACCCTATCTAGGAACCATTGAACAGGCATTGAATGGTGCTTCGTTGCTTGTTTGTAAACATAGCAACGTTGGTGTTGATGCTTGTTTTGCTGGTGTACCTGTTGTGTGTAGTGATGGTGCTGCTGCTGCGTTGTATGGCAACGATCTATTCAATCCGATCCGTCCAAGCTTCATGGAGCGCTTGCGCTTCCTTCGGAACTTGGCATGGTGGCAATGGAAACCTTCAGAGGCGAAAGACGCATGGCTCTTCATAAAACAGGTTTGCAGCTAAACCTTGGCTGCGGCAGGCATGTATTGGATGGATGGTTCAATATCGATGTTCAACGCAGCCCGCGAGCGAAGCGTGATCCTGAGATGCTAAGCGATGTGCGGAAGATCGATCTGCCTGATGGTTGTGCTCAGACCATAATGGCGATTCATCTTTGGGAGCATTTGTATCGCTGGGAATGTGACAACGTTATCAAGGAGTGGCGCCGATTGCTAGAAACTGGCGGTCAGCTAATCTTGGAGATGCCTGATCTGTACAAGTTCTGCGCGAACATCCTCGCGAACAAGACTGACCAGATGGGAATGTGGGGCTTGTATGGCGATCCAACCGAGGAAGACCCTTACATGTGCCATCGTTGGGGTTGGTCATTTGCAACGTTGAAGCCTTTCTTGGAAGCAAATGGATTCACAAACTGTGAAGAGGAAGCTACTCAGTGGCATCGTTGCGGTAAGTTGGAGCGAGACTTTCGAATTGTAGCGAGAAAGGCATGAAGGTCTATATCGGATATGATTCAAGAGAAGATGCGGCTTATGAAGCTGCAAGCAAAACGCTGCTTGAGCATTCTCCGCATTCGACCGTTACGAAGTTGGATGCTGAACGTTTGACAGCATCCGGTCTGTTGCGTCGCCCGATTGATCGTCGCTCAGGTATTTACGATTTGGTCAGCAACGCTCCTTGCTCCACTGATTTCAGCAACACTCGCTTCATGGTGCCTATCTTGTCTCAGACAGGCTGGGCACTATTTGTGGATTGTGACATGCTGTTCTTCGCTGATGTTGATGAGCTATTTGGTTTAGCTGATCCGCAGAAAGCTGTAATGGTGGTGAAGCATAAGCTGGTAAGTGAGTTTGGAACGAAGATGGACAACCAGCCTCAAACGTCATATGCTCGCAAAAACTGGTCAAGTGTGATGCTGTTCAATTGTGATCATCCAGCGAATCGTCGCTTGTCGCTCGATGATGTCAACAATCGTCCTGGTCGCGATCTGCATGCGTTCTACTGGCTACACGATCAAGAGATTGGCGAACTACCCGCTGGATGGAACTGGCTAGTAGATGTACAGCCTAAGCCTGATGATGTAAAGGTGGCCCATTTCACGATGGGTGGTCCTTGGATCAAAGGATGGCGCGGCAGCCCCAATGATGAGTTGTGGGTGAGTTGCGCAGGAGGTTAATGTGGCTGGCAACTTCAAAATTCAAGGCGCGAAGGAAGCGATTGACCGCTTGAAGAATTTGAACCTTCGCATGCAACGTAAGTACATCGCTCGCGCTACACGCAAAGGTGCCAACGTCATCAGAACTGCAGCACAAGAGTCTTGGAAGCGAATTGATAATCCAAAGACTCCAAACAAAATCTGGCAGTATGTGACGGTGCGTTCCAATTCTCGGCTCGGCCGCCAATATGGCGGGATCGCGATGCTGATTGGTATGCGCGGCGGATCGCAAGATGTGTCTGAGAAGAAATACAAGGACAACAAGGGGAACCGCAAAGCTAAAAAGGTCGGGCAGACCTATAGCGCAGGTTCTCCGGTATACTATTGGCGGTTTCTGAACCTTGGTACGCGCAAGTATCGGCCCGGTTTGCATTTGATGGAAACTGCATTGACAAATAATGGTGAAAAAGCCGCAAGCACGATGGTTGATGATCTGAACGCTGGGATCGATGAAGCGCTATCAGCAGGGGGTTGATCGTGGCAATCAAATTTGAACCGCCAATGTTCGATACTCTGTCAGCAAGCGCTACTCTTCAAACATTGCTTCGTGATGGTAACAAGTTCAAATGTTTCGCAGCTGATGATGTACCGCAAGGAACGAAACCGCCGTATGTTGCATGGTCTATTGTTGGAGGCTCACCTGAGAACTTCCTTGGTGCGTCTGCAGATATGGATGGTTTTGATACACAAATAGACGTCTACGCAAAGACGCAAGCAGACTGCCGCGAGATTGTTGCCGCAATCGACGCAGCCATTGACGGTAAAGCCTACATCACCAATTGGTTGGGACAGGGCAACGATCAAGAGAACACAAAGCTTGATTTTCGTTCCTTCTCGATCAGCTGGTTGGTACCACGTCAATAACCGGAGGAAAGATCATGTCGCAGAAGACCCAAGGCACCAATCTATACACCATCGACCCACAGTCCGAAACGGTGCTGAAGGTCGGCTGTGTGATCAGCATCGATGGTATCGATACCACCCTCGATCAGCTGGAGACCACTTGTTTGGATTCTCCTGCGCGAACCTACGTTGCCGGTCTCGCAACTCCTGGTACTGCAAGTTTTGGCATCAACTTCGATCCGAAGGATGCATCGCATGTTCGCCTTCATCAGCTCAAGGTGGCAGGCACCACGCTACCGTGGGCAGTTGGTTTTGGCGATGGCACCGCAGAGCCGACTGTGGGCACTGATGGTAATTTCGAATTGCCTGCGACGCGTTCTTGGATTGCATTCGACGGCTTCATGAACAGCTATCCGTTCACGTTCGCGCTCAACGCTGTTGTCACCTCCACGGTCGGCATCCAGATCAGCGGCGAGCCGGAAGTCATCAAGAAGTCTGCATAACATAACTGAGGGACTGCCATGAAACTCAACGATCTGAAAAAGAAAGGCGCAATGATCCAAGATGGACTTGTGACGAAGGAAGTTGAATGGAAGCACAAGGATGAAGAGAGCGGTGAGGAAGTCATCGACAAGTTCAATGTGTTCGTCGTGCGACAAAATTTCGCTACGATGAGCGACGTGATCAAGAACGATGCGCCCGGCTTCAGTCGAGTCTCTGCCATCATCGCGTCTTGCGTTCGTTTCGGTGATAGTGGCGAGGAAGTCATCACCTATGAGGAAGCTTGCGCGCTTCATCCGATGCTTGGCGGCGCTCTCCTCAAAGCAGTCAATGAGGTGAACAGTAACGGAAAAAACTGACAAAGGCAGATGAGGTCTGGTTTGAATTGGTGATGAATGGAATTGGCGGCAGGACGGTAGAGGAAGCGCAGAGAAACATGAGTTGGGCTGAAGCGATGCAATGGATGGAGTTCATTGGAAAGCGCGGAACCCTCAACTTTGGTATGCGGCTTGAAATCCTTATGTCGCAATTGATGGAATGCGTGATGGCTGGAAAGAAAAAGCGCGATGGAAGCGCATATACCTTTAAGGACTGGGCAATCCATTTAGACAAACCAGAACTGACCATTGAGAACGCGATCAGCGCGCTTGGTGCGAAGGAGAAATAGCAATGGCTGCTAATCGTTCACTTGGTACACTGACCCTTCAGCTCATTGCTCAGATCGGTGGGTTCACCAAGCCACTGGACGATGCGGCTAGCAAGTCTCAGAAGACGTTCGACACCATCGAGAAGTCAGCAGAAGCATTTAGCGACCAGCTGAAAGACGTTTTTGCCAATGCCTTTGCCGGCTTGGGGCTGGTCGCTTCTCTCGACAAGTTCGTTGAGTCGGTCAAAGAATCGCTCAACGTGATGGATGAGATGAGTAAGTCTGCGCAGCGCGTAGGCTTGTCGACTGAAGCGTTCTCATCGCTTGCCTTTGCCGCGAAACTTGCAGACGTCAACACTGACGCTTTGCAGGGTACGCTCGGCAAACTCATCAAGAACCTCGCGGCAGCGCAAGACCCTGCATCGCAGCAAGCAAAAGTATTCTCAGCACTTGGCATCTCTACCAAGACTGCCAGCGGCCAGATTCGCGATAGCGAGTCGGTGCTTAAGGACTTCGCAGATCGTTTCAAGGAGCTGGATGGAAGCCCTGAAGCGATTGCTGCTGGAATGGTTATCTTCGGAAAGAGTTTCCAAGACATCATCCCGTTGCTCAAGGATGGTGCTGATGGCATCTCTGACGCGCAAGCTGAAGCGGTCAAGTTGAACCAAGTCATCAGCACGGACAATGGTAAGGCTGCTGAAGAATTCAATGACAACCTTACGCGCCTTCAGAGCGCGGTCGAAGGTGTGTACAATGCAGTTGCAGCAAAGTTGCTCCCCCAGCTAGAGAACTGGAGTGACGAGACGGTTGCGCTGGTTGAGGAAAACGGAAAACTAGATGATGTTGCTACTGCATTGTATGATGGCCTTCAAGCGCTCGGCGCAATCGCTAATGTAGTTGCTGCCGGGTTCAAGTTTATCACTGCTGCGGTGCAGACGACTGCGACTGCCGCTGCCGCATTGGTAACGATTTGGAAGCAGACTGACAATAACAATCCGTTTGATCAGGACATGTGGAAACAGGTTGGTCAATCTGTTACCAACATGAATGATCAGATCAAGGATATTTGGGCGAATGCCGCCAAAGGCATTGATGACTCGTTCGACGCGGCCGGCAACAACATCAAGCGCATCCAAGGTCAGCTTGTAGACCTTAACAAGCAGCAGCTGCAAAAAGGCGCGAACAATTTCATTGATAGCATCTTTGGAACCGATCAAGACGCTGACGATAAGAAAGCTAAGCTTACGAAGAATCTGCAAGACGTCTTCGGGAACTCAGACAAGTACAGTAAGGAAGCACAAAAGGCTGCCGATGAACTCGCCGCAGCCTATGCTAAGTTGAATGATGCTGTTGCGAAGACAACTGAGTCGCTCGATCCCAATCAGCAAGCCTATGCGAAGTATGCGGAGACCGTTCGCAATATCGATCAACTTGGCGCTGAGGCTATCAAGAAGGGCGGTGATGTTGTCTATGTTCAGCAGCAGGTTGCGCAAGCTGTAGATGCTGCACAGAAGAAGCTCGCGCAAGACCTAGCCGCGCCGATGCAGGCAGCGCAGGCTTACGCTGATGCTCTCCAGTCTCAGCTTGATGCTCACAAGCAGCTGATTCAAACGCAAGTCGATGCCATTGGCATGGGCACGAAGGAAGCTGCCAATCAGCAAGCGCTCGCGAAAGTCTATCAGGATGGCGTCAAGGCTATCTCTGATTACCAAAAGGCATATGATGAGAGCGTAGCAAAGGGCAAGCCCAACGCGACGCCTGATCAGTATCAGGCTCAGTTGAAGTCGCTGCAGGATTATTGGTCGCAGTACTACCAAGACACTAAGGACGGTCAGGATGCTGTAGACAGACAACAAGCCAACTGGATGAATGGAGCTATCTCCGCTTGGCAGAACTTCTTCGATGAGCAGTCGAATGCTGCGAAGATTGCGCAAGGACTCACCAACGATTTCTTCAATGATGCGTCTAGCGACCTATCAGACTTCATTTCTGGCACCAAGAGTGCCAATGATGCGTTGAAGGATTTCATCAACAACTTCGAACAGCAAATCACTCAAGCTGTCTCCAAGCAGCTGCTCAAGAATCTGTTCAACATTGGTAACGATAGTGGCAGCAGCAGTGGCGGCTGGCTATCTCAATTGCTTAGCTCCTTTAACAACGGTGGCAGCAGCGGAAGTTCATCTAGTGTTTCCGATGCAATCGGACAATATGGTTGGGCGAACGGTGGCACTGTTCCTGCTGGCGCTTTCGGCCGAGTTGTCGAGCGCGGCCCGGAATTGCTTTCTGTTGGCGGTGAGGACTACTTGATGATGGGTAGTCAGACTGGTCGTGTAACGCCGAACAATCAGTTGACTGGCGGTGGAGTGAACGTCACTAACAACTTCAACCTCGCGGCACCAACCAATCCCCTAACGCAGTCACAGATTGCCAACAAGGCGACTTATGAGCAGCGCCGCGCAGCGAGGCTTTCCTAATGTTCATCAACGCTGAGCTAGACATCTGCCCAAGTTACGGATGGCAAGGCGGTCCGTCTTTCAACACGCGCATCATCACGACTCAGGCTTGGATCGAGAGGCGCAACGCCAACAACATTGAATGCCGTCATACCTACTCGCTGCCTTTGCAGAATATTCGCGATGATGTGTATCTCACAGAGTTGAAGCAGATGTTCTTGGCAGCGCGCGGCATGCTGCATTCCTTCATGGTGAAGGACTACAGCGACTTCGAAGCAAACGCTGAAGTCTTTATGCAAGGCGATGGTACCACCAAGGTCTTTCAGCTTTCCAAGACTTCGACGTTTGGCGTTGCAAGTTATGTGCGCGTCATTACCAAGCCAGTTGGTACCATCGTCATCACGCTTAATGGTGTTACGACGGCCGCGACAGTCGATTTGCTTACTGGCTTGGTTACGTTTGCGAGCGCCCCAACTCTAGGAGTAATTGGCCGCTGGTCTGGACAATTTCGGGTACCAGTCCGCTTCAATAGTGATGCTCTCAGTAGCACTATCGACAATCGCAACAATGGCGATTATTTGATGAATGGTAGTGTTGACTTGATTGAGGTATTTGGCGAATGAGTGGCCGTCTCATCCCGACTCCCATCCAGCTAGCCGTTGACAGTCCAGCGTCAACGCTCACGCGGCTGCTACGCGTGCTGTTGGCGAATGGAACGAGTTATGGATTGTGCATGAGCAACCAAGATGTCATCTATGATCACGGTGATGGTCCGATCACTTATGTTGCTACCAACGGTTTCGATCCAAGCGCATTTAGCTCGGATATTGCCTACTCAGTAGACAATGCTGAAGGCTACGCGCTCATCAGCGATGATGTGCCTGGTGTTACTCAAGAAATGGTTGATGCTGGAGTTATGGATAGTGCACAATGGGTTTGCTACTATGTTGACTATCTGAATCCTGCAACTGGAAGTGCGGTTATCCTCGATGCTGGCGATATAGGACAAGTGCGAACGCAATATGGGATGCTCTGGATTCCTGAGCTGCTGTCTTACATTATGCGGCTCAAGCAAACAATTGGCGATGTTTGGTCGCGTACCTGCCGCGCTGATTTCGGATCGCCCGCGCCTAGTCCTCATGGCTGCGGCATTGATGCGGATGCGCTCTGGCAGAACTTTACGGTGGTGTCGGTTGGTGCAGAAAATGATCGCACATTTACTGCTAGTGGCCTTACGCAAGACCCTGACAAGCCGTTCTATCCAGGGAAGGTAGATTGGCTGACAGGAGACAACGCTGGGCGTCGAGTTGCGACTGAATCCTTTACAGTGGATGGAAGCAATGGGGACATTACACTATTGGAAACGGTTTCTTATCCAATACAGGTCGGTGACACCGGTCGTCTTCGTCCAGACTGCAACAAGACCAAGGATCAGTGCGACAAGTATGACAACTATGTCAACATGAAAGCTGAGCCGCTTATTCCGGTAGGCGATACTGCTGCGATCCAGATTCCGGGAGCCCAGACGTGACGAAGGATAGCCAAAAAGCAGTATTCGTCGCCCATGCACGTAGCCTTCTAGGCGCGCGCTGGCGCCATCGGGGTAGGAAGCCATGGGCGCTCGATTGCGTCGGTCTCGTAGTGTTGTCTGCAAGGGCTGCAGGATGGCCGGTTCAGGACCAAGATCACTACGGGCGCGAGCCTTGGGATGATAGACTGCGAAAGGAGATGCGCCGGCAGCTTGGTGAACCGATCTTGGATAAAGCAGACGCTGAACCGGGCGACGTGGCGCTGGTGCGCTGGTATGCCAAAGAACCTTCTCATGTTGCCATTATCGCAGATTACATCCACGGTGGTTTGTCGCTGATTCATTGCGAGAACTTGCACGGCTGCGTTGAGCATGGGATGGACGATTACTATGCGTCTTGCGTGATGGAGGTATATCGGCCATGCGCCAAGTTCTGCCAGTAGTTGGCGCCGCTATCGGCGCATATTTTGGCGGTCAAGCAGGCGCACAGATTGGCTGGGCTATTGGCTCTGTCATTGGCAACGCTGTTGATCCTCAGGTCATCAAGGGACCATCACTAGGCGATCTGTCACAGCAAACCGCTCAAGAAGGCGGCCCGCGCGGCATCGTGTTTGGTTTATCGCAACCGATGTCTGGTAACATCGTTTTTTGTAGCAAGCCAGTCATCAAGACTGTCGAACAACAAAGCGGTAAAGGTGGCGGACCAATCACAGAGTCGCAAAAGGTCTATCGCACCTATGCGATTGGGATTTGTGAAGGACCAATCACCGCGATCATTCGCGTCTGGAAGAATGGTAAGCTGGTGTATGACGCTCGCCCTGGCGGAGATGCTAGCAACAATGCAAAGTTCCTTGCTGCTACTCGCATTTTCCTTGGCGACTATGCACAAATGCCTTCACCAGACATTGAAGCAATTGTTGGCGCTGGCGAAGCCCCGGCGATGCGAGGCACTTGCTACATTTGCCGACCGAATGAAGATTTGACTGATCAAGGCGGTGCAGTTCCGCAGTTTGTTTTCCAAGTGCTGCGTTGCGAAGGGCAACTGTACACCAGTCGCCCATATGCAGTGGAAGTGCTGGATGATATCAGTACGAATATGGTGACGATTAAGGTCGAGCCGCAGCCTTATGTGATTCAGGCTCCTGATGTTATGCAGAGCGTCATGCAGTTGTTGAGCATCACTCGTTTTGGCGGACAAGTCAATTTCACCTTGCCGAATGAAGACAAGGTACAATCGACCTTGCAGATACTGAGCATCACTCGCTTTGGTTCGGAAGTGAATTTGCTGATGCCGAATGAAGACAAGGTTCAATCGACCGTCACTATTACATCTATCACAAGATTCGGCGGCCAAGTTGGCTATACCACACAGACAGATGAAGTTCAAGCTTCCATTGAAATTTTGTCCATTACTCGGAGTTAGCCACAATGACCGTCAAGCCTAACTTTGTTCTAGAAGCTGCAGTTGAAGGCCGCTACATTGTTGAGCGCTTCAAAGGCGGCGAAGATGGTCTGCCTTATGGTGAGTGTCTGGAGCGTTTGGAATTCAAGAACATTATCACCAATACAGGCATGGGGAAAATCTATCTATGCGGGCACGATGGATTCGGTATTGGCTACGTATTCTCAGCTTGTGTCGTTGGCACTGGCAATACTGCTGTCGCAAAAACTGATACCTCTCTTGCTGTTTGGCTGGCAACAGCAGACAATGGTCAATATCAGCCATCAGCAACATACGTCGCAGGATCGCCTTCGCCTGCGTATTGGAAGCTGGTTGGTGGATACCAATTTGCTACAGGCGTTGCTGCCGGCAACATTGCTGAGATTGGCATCTATTCATATGGTGCAAGTAAGACTGCGCTGACGAGCCGCGCGTTGATCTTGGATACCAGTGGAAATCCTACCACCATCACTGTTCAGTCAGATGAGGTGCTGAATGTTACTTATGAATTCCGCGTATACATTCAGACCACCGATATCAGCAGCACTTTCGTTTCTGATGGCGTGACATACAATACTGTGCTGCGCCCATCAAATATCAATTCTCCAGGCGGCATTGCCAATGATATGTCCACGCAAGTTGCAAGTTGCTGGGCATATTCTGGAGCTTTGGGTGCTATTACCGCAGCGCCCGCTGGAAGCAGCATCAGCAAGAATTCTGGCTTTTCGAATTATTTGCTTAGTGGAGATACCGCACAAGTTGATACCTCTTTCCTATTCGGGGTAAATGATGCGAACTACACTAATGGAATTCAAGCATTCAACTTCACCACGAAGTATCATCAATTTCAGATGAGCTTCATTGATCCGCTAACTAGCAAAGGCATCCCTAAAGTTAGCGGTCAGCAGATGATCGTTGCTGCTCGCTTTCTTTGGACGAGACTCTAATGCTACCGCAGAACGTTCTATCGACTGCAGTTATGTCAGCGGCCTTCCTGCCGCCGCGCAATGCACCACCACAGCAACTCATTGATTACGAAATGGGTGGTGCAGGCATTTCTGATCCGTCGCGAGGCTTGATGGTAAAGGCTTGGCGCATGCGTTGGATTGAAGGCGATTTCATTATTGATGCGCAGGGAACGCCCGCGCAAACCGTTTACAGTCGAGCAGGCGTTACTGAGTTCTCATTTACCTTTGATCAGAACATGAAAGTATTCTTGACGTTCGTTGATGCGACTGGTGCTTACTATTATTGGTATGATGCCACCATCCCCGGCTACACGCTCGTTGCGTTGGCAAGTGGCATCATTACTCCTAAGTGCAGTCTTGATGACAAGCGCCTGAATCAAGTTAGCATCAGCGACATCATCTTGGCATATATTCGTTCAGGCAATCTGTACTATCGCCAGCAACGGGATCGCTTCGGAACGGAACGTTTGCTAAAGGCCGGAGTTGGAGGATATCTACGTCGCATTGGCATGAATGAAATCTTGCGCTTTCAATTCGACATCGGGCAGACACCTGTATGACCAATGCAATTGACAATCCGAATGGTGGGCACTTCGGTGGCGCGGCAGATGACGTCGCTGCAGGAATGTGCAACTATTCTCTCGCAAGCATCTTGATGGAGTTAGCTGTGCGCGCAGGTATGGACCCTCGCACAGTGGACGCATCTCGTCTTCAAGGTATTGGCGTGCGGGGATTTACGGTTGTCAATCAGTATGCTTGTAGCGCTGCGATGCAAGCGCTTAGTCAAATCTTCCTGTTTGATCCTTCGAACTATGATGGTGTCGTTCATTTTGTGCCGCGCGGCGATGATGCTGTTGCTACTATCACAGAAGATGATTTAGTGCTTGACGATGTAACGCAGGGTGCGAATGATCCAACGCAGAATACACGCAGTGATGCTATCACCATTCCGGCTCGGCTGAATCTGAACTACTATGACATTGCCGGTGGTCTCGCCACGTCGCTTCAAATCAGTCAACGTGATGGCGATCCGCGTGCTACTGGCAGTCAAGATTTGTCCACAACCATCATTCTTAGCGCTGATGAAGCAATGCGTGTTGTTCGCATCAACCATCAAGTAATGGTGGAAGATCAAAAGAATCAGTTCAACCTAACGTTGACAGATAAGTTCATCGGTCTAGTTCCAGCGCAGAACGTTTTCGTACAAAACAACGGGAAGGTACGCCGCGCTCGCATTACACAGATCGATATGTATGATGGTAAACAGACCTATCAGATGTTACAAGATAGGCAGAGCGCTTACGGGAGCGACGCTCAAGGCTATCCTGCATATATTCCAACGCCGCCGCCGAGTGCTGTTATCGGTCAGACGTTGATTGAAGCTCTGGACATTCACATCATCTCTGATCGCGATGATTCGCTTGGCTGCTACATCGCAGTCAGTGGACAGACGCAATCTTGGCAAGGCGCATTGATTGAGCTATCCATTGATGGTGGTGCGAACTACATTGATAGCTTTACGGCCAACTCTTGGACAGTCATGGGACATCTCGTCGGAACGCTTGGCGCAGGATCACCGGATGTTCCAGATGAAGGCAATAGCTGTGAGATTTATTTGCCGCTTCAGTTTGCCTCTCTCAATTCAGCAAGTCAGGCCCAAATGCAAAGTGGAGCAAATCTTTGCATCATAGGCAATGAGATGCTACAGTTTGGTAACGCAGCAGAGACGAGTACAGAGGGGACTTGGACGATTGATTATTTCTTCCGTGGTCGCAAGAGCACAGCTCCAGTTGCGCACAGCGACGGTGAGCGATTCGTTTTGTTGACGCGCAATTCGCTTTATTACATTCCAGCTGAACTGTCTTACCTTGGTCGAAGCATCACACTGCGTGCGACCTCTCTCAATGGTGATGATACGGATGTTGTTACGACGACATTTGTATACACTGGCCAAAGTCAAGTTGAGCGTCCAGTTGCTTACCTAAGCGCTTATCGTGATACATCAGATGATGCTAACATCTCTTGGCAGGGCATCTGGAAGCTTGGTGCGGGCGCGCGCGTTGGCGCAGGTGTTCATTGGCTTGGCTATCAGATCACACTCACCGATGGATCCACAACTCAAGTCTTCAATCAGCTGACAGATGAATTGGTTACATCGTTGGCTGCTTTCAGCGGTCCTGTAACCATCACCGTGGTTCAGCTTAATGGACTCACTGGCGCTGGCCCGGCAACCTCCGTGATCATCTAAGGGAATTATCATGAGCGACTCTCCTAGCAACGAAATTCCCTATGTGCCGCAGGACACCACCGATCCTGCTGCCGGGCTAAATCTGTCTATCGATGTGATTGATGCGCTGCTAAACACGCGCGTGATTGATATGACGCATAGTGCGCCTCCTGGCGGAACGCCTAGCGATGGCGACATGTACATGGTGAAGGCTACAGGCACAGGAGCTTGGGCTGGGCACAACAATGCTATCGCTCGATATGTCGCAGCAAGCAACACTTGGAAGTTTTTTGCTGCTGGCGTACAGGCTTGGCTGTTCATCAATCAAGATGATGGAAATTTGTACCGCTGGTTTAGCGGGTCATGGTCTGCTGCTAGTGGCGTGGGCGATGCACCGATGGATGGACTTCTCTATGCGCGTCGTAATGGCAACTGGCAATCGATTCCACAGACCAGTGGCGTGGAGAGCGTTAATGGAGAAACGCCAGACAGCTCCGGCAATATTGAGCTGACGTTCTTACAATCGCTGGTTGCTGCTTGTTCTGATGAGAGCACAGCGTTGACAACTGGAACGGCAAAGGTTACTTTCCGCAATCCGTATGCGACGGCCTTTCACATCACCCATGTTAAGGCTTCATTGACAACTGCACAAGCTACAGGTTCAGTGCTTACTGTCGACATCAATGAAGCTGGCGCCAGCATCCTTTCGACAAAGCTCACTTTCGACAATACGGAAAAGACGACAGAGAGCGCTGCGACGCCTCCTGTTGTGTCTGATAACTCTATCGCAGCGGATGCGGAGATTACAGTTGACATTGATCAGGTTGGCGATGGTACTGCCAAGGGCTTGAAGGTCTACATCATTGGGTATCCGCTGTGATCATCAATCCTTACATTTTCAGTTCTTCTGCTGATCCGTATTGGGATCGTGTTCGCTTGCTCCAGAACTTTGAAGGAGCAAATGCTAGCACTGCATTCTACGATGATGTCAGCGGCGATCCGTGGAGTTTTTCAGGCCCAACAATTTCTACAGATCAAGCCAAGTTCGGCTCAACCTGCGGCAAGTTCGCAGCGAGCAATGCTTATCTTGATTCTCCTTGCGCTGCATTCAACAAGAATGATTTCACAATTGAGTGTTTCGTCTACTTGACAGCAACTAGCGCATCACTTGGCGCATTCATTTTCGATATGCGTCCAACAGGGCAAAATGGTGCATATCCTGCACTGTACATTTTGAATGGGGCCGTTCGGTACTATGTAAATACTGCTGATCAAATAACGCAAGCCAGCGGTATGAGTACTGGCGCTTGGCATCATGTTGCGCTTTGTCGGGCGAGCGGCGTTACGAAATTGTTTGTGGATGGTACACAGGTCGGATCGAACTACACTGATACGAATGTGTATCAGGGATACAAGATGAGGGTTGGCGCAAACCAGAACAATATTGGAGCGAGCGCTTTTGCACTTGGCTATATGGATGCGTTTCGCGTGACTGTAGGGGTTGCTCGCTACACAGCTGCTTTTACTCCGCCGTCCGTTCCATATCTGCAAGGTCCGCGCTACGATCCTTGGTTTGGCCAAGTAGCAGCACTCATGCATATGGATACGCCTGCGGACACTTCCGGTCACATCAGCGATCAGACAGGCAAGGTCTATGCGATAAATGGCAATGCTGCAATCTCGACGCTTCAGAAGAAGTTTGGCGCAGCATCAGCATCATTTGATGCTTCATTGACGAGTCATATTGACAGTCCGCTCAGCGGAGAGTTCTCTTTCTTTGCGGGGGACCTTACCATTGAGATGTGGGTGTACAAGCCTACATTCACCACACAGTACAACTTCTTTGAAGTCAACACGACTCAAGGTGCTAACCCGTCTGATCGCATCGTGCTGTACTTCCCGAATGCTTCAGCTAATCCTCGCTTCTTCAACAACAGTGATAGAATTAGCTCTAGCATTGCTGTGTCTGCAAACACTTGGACACATATCGCACTCACGCGTGAATCTGCAGCTAGTAACAACATGCAACTTTTCATTAATGGTGCTTCTGCAGGTACAGTATCACTTGGAACCTCTTTCCAGGAAGGTCGCATTCGCATTGGAGGCGACGGAACCACTGCCGCAATAAATGGTTACATCGATGAGCTGCGCATCACCAAGGGCGTTTGTCGCTACAGCGCTCCATTCCCAGCTCCCAACCAACCGCACGCAGATGTGCTAGCTGGGAATACAAGTGACTTGTTAAGCAACATCGTCAAGTCGCTTATGAATATGCGCGGCAGCAGTGGTGCTACATCCTTGATTGATGAGAAGGCTCGCACTTGGACGACGGGTGGTGATGTCAAGATTGACACTACTCAAGGATTCAACGCGGCAGTGTTCGATGGAACAGGAGATAGTTTGACAACTGCCAATGTACAAGCAGACTTTGATTGGTGGATTGATGATTATACAATTGAGGCTTGGATCAAAGCTTCCAGCTTCAGCAGCTGGGAATATATCGATGGAAGCAATCACAATCCGCGCCTTCACGGAAATATGACCGCAGCGTCATCTACCAGCAATTACTGGTCATTTGGCCCCATTGCTGGCGGTCAGCTGAAATTTTATTATTACAATGGTTCATCGAATTCGGTTGTGAGCACAGCAACAGTGCCAACTGGACAGCTTACACATATTGCAATGACGAAGGCTGTTGATGGAATTCGCATGTTCATTGATGGAGTGCTAGTATCGGGGCCCACTGCTATATCTGGAACGCCTCAAAGTTCAACTGGCGTGACTCAAACCATTGGCGCGTTTAACAGTGGCAGTATTACAGGCTACGTCAAAGCAACTCGCGTCACCAAAGGCAAAGCGAGATATCTTGCAAATTTCACCCCGCAAGCTGCACCCTATCCAACCTTCTGAGGATCACTATCATGTCCAAACAAATCGCTTGGGGTGCTCGTGTCGATCGATCCTTTGTTGATCGCGTTGTGCTTATGTGTAACAACCTACATTGGAACTGGGACCAAGCACCGTCGCAGCTGATGTCTTGCATTGCGTTTGAATCGGGCGAGACCTTCTCGCCTTCCATCAAGAACGCTGCCGGCAGCGGCGCAACTGGCTTGATTCAGTTTATGCCAGATACCGCGACAGGCTTGGGAACCAGCGTTCAAGCTTTGGCTGCAATGGACGCACTGGAACAGTTAAGCTGGGTGGAGCGATACTTCAGGCCGTATGCCGCCAAGATCGCTGCCGCGCCGGGCGTGCCGTCGATGTACATGGGCATCCTCCTACCCAAGTATTGCAGCGCGCCGGACAGCTCGATTTTGTTCACTGATGGAACGGTGGCTTACCGTCAAAATGCAGCGCTGGATGCAAATAATGACGGTAAGATCACCAAGGCAGAAGCTGCAGCGAAAGTAGCTGCAAAGCTGAGCAAAGGACTACTCCCTGCCAATGTCATAACGATCTGACGGGAGGGGATATGGATTTTGGGCCTGGACATAATTTGCCCGCTTGGCTCCGCGCTGCCGCCTTTATGCTATTTGCTTCGATAGCCGGTGCGCTTGGTTATACGATGAGGATGATGGATTCGGATCGCAAGATCAGCAAGGCCCGCCTACTTGTTGAGTTCTTGTCATCTGGACTCGTTGGTCTATTTGTGATGTGGCTTTGCAACATTCAAGGTGTCAGTTTCGAAGTTACTGCGATCTCAGTTGGTGTCTCGGGGTGGCTGGGCGCATCAGCCTCTATCCAAATCATTCAACGATTTGTTTGGAGGAACCTGAAGCTCAACAGGAGCGATGACGATGTTGACTAATCTTTGGAAGTGGATCGAGTCAAAGTTTGCGGGCAAGCTGCGCTTGATCATCGAATACCTAATGATTGCAGCGTTGGCAACGGTTGCTGGATTCGCCTTCAATAGCTGGATGAAGGAGCGCGACCTAGAAGGACAGGTGGGAACGCTGAGCACAAAGGTCGGTGGGCTGTCGCAAAGTCTCGATCAGGCAGTCCAAGCGAATCGTGATCAAGATGATGCGATCAAAGCTCTCAAGGATTTGCGCAAGAATGATAGCGACTCGATACTGGGTCTGCGCAAATTGGTGGAGACCAATGCCACCAAGAACCGACAGGTGAGCGATAAGATCACCCAACTGGAGCAGAACAATGCGCAAGCAAAAGCTCTTCTGGATGTTGCTGTGCCCACTGCTGTTGGCTGCGTGCTCGACGGCACCTGTCCAGCCAACAGTGGTAGCACAAACAAAAACTGAAATCCTAACGCCGCCAGAAGCGCTGATGGTGCTGTGCGAGCCTGCTACTCCAGTCCCGACCAAGAAGGTGCGCGACATCGTTCAAAATGGACTTGGCTGGCAGAAGGCTTATGGCACTTGTGAAGCGCGGATGAAGTGTCTGGTGGGTTGGATACGATCCGTTGAAGCGGGGGCGAGTACCCCGGATTGCGACATCAACGTCGCTCCACCAGCCCCGGCAGCGACCAATAAACCGCCTACGAAGGCTCCTGCAAAGACCAAGCCCAAGGGTAAGTAGCCGTAAGCGATTCGCGATCCTCCTGCACATGCTCCTGTGGTATCGACACAAAAGAAAAGCCGCCTCAAGGGCGGCTTTTCTCGTCTCAGGGGTAAGACTCCTACAACAGCTTGTGCACGTATCGGCGGTCAGTGTAGTACCCACCCAGCCTTTAACGTCTGCCCTTCTGGGAGCAATGCGCGGTGCATTCGCGCTGATGGACTCGACCTGCCATCAGTCAGGCTTGAAACACAGGGGTGTTCGCGGAAGGAGTAGGGTTTGATTACTTCATCATCCACCTCCTGCTGTTGCCAGCTCAGGGTTCTTGCCAGCGTCCGGGGAAACGTCCCCAGAAATCTTGCATTCGGTTTTGAAGGTTTGACGGTAGTCCGGCCAAAGCTTGTTTCGCACCATTTCGCAATAGCTTGCTCGCTCGCGTAGCAAATCTTGCTTGTCCATCTCTCCGGAGATTCCGAAGACGGCCAGCAATACCATGGCAGTGAACATCGTCCACAATTGGCGTTTGGTCGGCATGAATCTTCTCCTTAATGGATCGCCATCAAGATCGCGGCGACAACCGTCATGACAGATGCGACGACAGCCAGCACCTTCGGCCACAGCGGCTTGCGTCGGGAAGCGAGCCAAAGGCGAGAATTCGCTTCATAGGCTTGTTGCGACTCGCGAAGCGCAGTGTGCTCATCGACCAGCATAACATCAGGCACTTGATGCGCAAGATGAAGGTTGGCAGTGTATTCGGAACGGTCCATGGTCAATGATCCTTTTTGCAGCTACAGCATTCATTGAATTCCACCATCCCAGGACCAAGCAGCATACCATCCCAGTCCGGGCAAAAATGCCAGCCTTCTGCGATCTCTTCTGCTGTGAGTTCTAGAAGGATGTTCATTTCTAATGCGTAGTATCGCGCGGCATCCACAATCAAAGCTCCATCATGTCGCAGATGTCGATAAAAACGTTCCACTGAACACCGCAATCCTTACAGGTTAGCACGACATCCAGCTTGGGTTCTTCACCAGCAGGGCTATACCCAGCAACGGTGACTTCGTGATCCGCTGCGCCACAGCGGCTACAGCCGCGATCTAGGTTCAGGTCTAGAGATTCGTTCACGTCATTCTCCAGCCTGAGCGAGCGCGATCATCATGCGGGCCTCTTCCAGCATTTCAAGCCCCAGCTCGCGAAGGCCCATCTTATCGAACTGCCGGGCGAGCGCGATGTGTTCATGCGCTTGGTTGAGGGTGATCTGACACGGAGTCAGACGTGGCGCCGGCAACGCGGTAATCAGTAGGATGATGTCCATGTTAAACTCGCTCGATCCGGTCCCACGATTTATGAATGGAAGCAAGATGGCGCATCACTTCCTCGCTGGAGCTGGCAATGACCTCAAGGATCATTACGCCAAAACGCCAAACCTGATAAGTGTTCATGACGGTCCCCGTTTTGATCAGTTGATGATCGTCCGTCGATACTCCCGCTCCTTTGCGCGGGAGTATAGGCTGAAGATCACTCCTTGGCGTTCTCCAGAGCGTCACGCGCGGATTCCAGTGAGCTGTAGGCGTCTTCCAGATTGCTGATGGCTTCCTGAGCCTTGTCGCCCTTCTCGCTTTGCTGTAGGCTTTCGGGCATGCCGTCGAAGGCGTCAGTTTCTTCATCACGGATCGTGTCGAGTTCGCTGATGGCGTTTTCGATATCACTGATGAGCTTCTCGATGAGTTTGCGGCGAGCCTTGTTCACAGCTTAACTCCTTGCGGATGTGATGCCTTATAAATGGCAACTGCCTTGTCGAATGCGATCTGAGATTCTTCAGCGTGCTTTTGAAAAGCGGTTCGCCAAATCACCTCAGCCTGCTCAGCGGTAAGATCGGAGCGCTCAACATAGGTCAGTTTGCCCCAGTGACCATAGATGTCTTGCATGGTCTTCTGGAAACTCTTGTAGGAGCGCGTGTAATAATGGAAGGTGTGATGCTTTCCATTACAGAGAACTTCTAGCACCTTGCTGCCAGCCATCTCGCTTTCTCCTGTATCCGGTAGGGTCGCTCCCTTCCGTGAAAGTCATTATCCTCCAAAATAGCTTCGTGCGACAACGTTACAGCGAATTATTCACCAGACAGATGTTCTAGGACATTTGGACTATCTTTTCCTGGGCGCGAGAGGTGCTTTCTGCACGCCTCTAGGAGCCTCGGGCTGGTTTCCCGCGAGGATTCCCGCGACCCTTTCCAGCGCGTCCTGGAGCGACATGCTCCGGTGGTGCGCGATCCCTTCCGGTTCGCGACCCGCGATCACTAGCCAGCCGCGCTCCCGACTCCATGTGAGCGAGAAGCTGCTGAGCTGATTGGTGGCGATGTAGCCGGTTATACCGGGAGGCGGTGAAGATGACATTTCGCAACAACTCCCATTGCTCACGCTTCATCGGAAGCGTTTGATGGAACAGCGCGCCGGCAATCATCTCATTCACCGTCGCATCATTAAAGGTCTTCGCCCAGTCACAACCATTCAGCAACAGCACTCGCTTGTCAGTTCTCAAAAGGATGAAGGCGATACCACCCGCTTGACGCTGTCGCAAGAACCAGTTCTCTTGGGAGATGAGCAAGCCATGGTTGTTGCCAGAGATGAGCTTGGTGGTAGGCCGCGCTGGCTCCTTTGGTGCCTTCAATTCGATCCAAGCATCCTCGCTCGCCAAACATCCATTCACGTCCGGCTGGCCATTTCCAACTTCATTCTCGATCCGGTCCAAGCGATCCATATTGCGCGGCAGATGTTCACGAATTGACTGCCACCAAAGTGCTTCAGGCTTCATGAGCAGTCTTCATCAAAATTACAACGAGCACTTCGTTGCTGACCACATCGCGAACATTCTATGATGTCACGACCATCTTCGATGCCCTTATCATGCTCACAGCAAGCAACGACTCTCCAATGTCCATGAATTCCATGTGGGCATTTTTCAGGTTGCTCAGCATCAAATAATGTGTACTGATTTTTAATTCGGTTCATGATTTATTACCTCATCAAGTAGCAGCGCCTTCTTGATGCCCAATCGGCGCCAGCCTTTTTGCATATCGCACCGCAGCAGCCACCAGCTTCCCGTAGGCGCGTTCAAAAACGGCTTGCTCAGCATCGCATAGTCGAAGAAAGCGACAGTGCCCATAATCTTGTCAGTGTCATCCTCAAACTCCATGTTTAGCCAAAACTCCTTGGCGGTAGGAACGCGCTTGCCACCTCGCCGTGACAGAGCCTGCGTCTCGTTGCGCGAACGGATATCCTTGGTGTTCAGTTTGACGATGACGCAGATGGTTCCTGACATCTGATCATCAATCTCGATCAGGCGGTGGATTCGATCCGCATTGACGATCTGTACCGGGTTGTCGCGCGGATTCTCATACACACGCCCGAACCGGCGCGCTGCCGGGAAAAGATCGCTGTACATGAGAGGTGGATTGGCTAGCAGCGCATCCTGCTTCTTGCTCAGCGTTCCTTCGTCGCGCGCCTTCACGAGCGCCTTAGCGGTCTTCTCCGCGACACCCTTGATGGAGACCATTCCGCCTAGCACCGCACCATTGTGGATGGTCCAGTTCACTCCGCTGTGCTCACGATCAAAGGGTATGTACTTGATCTGACCTTCGTTCACGATCTCACGCAATAGGCGGATGGTTTGGTCTTCATCCTTCGCGTGCGCAAGCGATGCCATCGCAAACTCGGTAGCGTGATGCGCTTTGAGCCATGCGCACCAATAGCTGATGATGGCGTAGGCGACAGCATGCGAGCGATTGAAGCCGTAGGAACCGAAGTGGATCATCAGCTCCCAAATCTTGCGCGTCGCTTCCTCATCAACGTTGTTTGCGCGCGCGCCAGCGACAAAGCGTTCATAGAACTGTTCGAAGAATTCCAGACCAAGGCTCTTGGACATCGCGCGACGAAGTATCTGCACGTCTGCCCATTCCATCGAGCCAACCTCACGCAAAAGCTGCATGACCTGTTCTTGATACAGCACCATGCCTTGGGTCTTGGCGGTGATGCGGTCGAAGATGGGATGAATGAGTTCGACCTTCTCTTTGCCGAGTTTGCGATTGACGAACGAAGTCGCACCGCCAGAATGCAACGGGCCGGGCCGTGCCAGCGACGTAATCGCAACGATGTCTTCAAATTCATGCACGCCGATCTGTTTACAGATCGATTGGAGCGCTGGTCCTTCGAACTGGAACACGCCTACGAAGCGACCGCGATTGAGGGTGTCGAAAGCCTTGGGATCATCTAGCGGAACGTTGCGTACGTCGATTCCGGTGGTCTCGATCAGCGACAGCGTGCGCAGACCCAGCACATCCACCTTCATCAAGTTGATAGCTTCCGCGTCCTTCTTGTCGAGCTGCGCGGTGCCTTCATCGTTCACCGTACAGTAGGTGCGCACCGGCTTGTTACAGACCAATGCCCCGGCAGCATGCACTCCAGTATGCCAGGCATGGTCTTCCAAGTTCGCTGCCTGCATCATCGCCGGATATTTGACGACGAATTGCTGACCAATCTCGATGGACTTGAAGGTGTCTTCAATACACAGCGCGGAGCGCGCATCGCCGCCGCTACGCTCGATCATTGCATCCTTGACAGCAGCAGTTTCCCAAGGTGGAATATCGAGAGCCTTTGCAACAGTACCAATCGCGCTCTTGGCTTTGAGGCGAGACACAGTACCAATATGTGCGACGTTTGCAGCCCCGTAACGCTTTCGCAGATACTCAAAAACGATCTCACGTTTCTCATCGGGGAAGTCTAAGTCAATGTCAGGGAAGTCGTAGCGCGTCTCATCGATGAAACGCTCAAACATCAGATCATGAACAAGCGGGTCAATCTCGGTGATGTTGAGCAAGAAGCAAACCAGCGAGCCTGCTGCTGATCCGCGCGCTGGTCCTACCAGCATATGCTTCTTGGCATGGGAGCACATACCTGAAAGCATGGCGAAGTAATCGTCGAACTTCTTGGCGTGAATCGTTGCCAGCTCCAACTTTAGCCGCTTCTCATATTCATCATTCCAGACCGCAACCTTGAGCTTGATCGCCTTGCGGCATGCGCGCTCCAAGTTCATCGGATGAACGATGTTCTCTGCTTTGAGTAACTCCACTCCAGTGCAGCGCTCGCGCAGAATGTCATGCGTCTTCCAGCTCTCAGCGGGAAGATCACGCATATGGAACTTCATCTCTCGCTCGCTGAGCAGCCATTGTGGCGAAGGCTTCAACGAGATGCCCATCAACTCAGCGACAGGCTTGTCATGAACCGTTGGATAGGCCGGATCGGAACAAGGCAGCACCAGCTTCTTGAAACGCTTTGCCAGCTCAATCGCGCGGCGGCGCTGAATCGCTGACACTGGGTTCGCCTCAATACAGTCCACTGCCGGCAGCAGCGATTCAGTTATCTGCGTCGAAGCAACTTTGACGATGCCATCGGTCATCTCGCGCACATCGTCAAATGTGATCGCATTGCCTTGCGAGGAAGCGAGCGTGGTCCACCCATACAGCTCACTGAGACCATCGGTCGTTGAAGCGTAGAACACGCAGGTACGCTTGTCGTCGGAATCGAGCTGCTCCTTGACGAACAATTCCACACCGAGAATGGGCAGCATCTCCGCTGCCTTCATTGCCTTGTAGAACGAAACATGCCCAAAGGTATTCGGATCGGTCAGCGCCATGGCTCGCGCGCCTACGGCTTTGCCAGCTGCGATCACTTTGGTGAGCTGACCGAAGGATTTGCGGAAGTTGAACTCACTGCGAACGCGAAACTGATCCATCTGCGTGTTCCCATTTGACGGTGTAGGAGGTTGATGGGGTATAGCGTCCGCGCCAAATGCCTTCATCATTCTGGATATAGAACTGGAGCGTCATGGCTTGCGTCTGCTGTATCGTTAAACAAAGCCATTTCCCCTTCCAAGGTCCATCTGAACATCGATAAAGCTTGCGTTTTGGCGCGGACAGCTTTCTCATGGCATCACCCGATAATGTTGCCCAGTGCCACCTTTGGCGGCTCCTTGACCAGCTGACAAAGGATAGCCGCATTGCGTTCGGTTATCGCCATCAAGGCGTTGAAATGGATGCGGAACTGCCAGTCATGACGGTCCTTGTCGTACCAAGGCGCGCTGAACGTATTGCTCCACGTATCGATGGCGAAATTGTGCTTGTGGTCCAGATCGTGATGCGCCATGCTCCCCCAGTAATGTGGCACGCAGATGTTGAGCACACCATCAATTCGCAAGCAGCGCTGTATCTCGCGCAACATGCGGCGCGGATCGTGAACATGCTCAAGGAAATGGTAGGCGTGTACACCAGCCAGGAAGCCATCAGGGCAACGCACCAGCTGCTTGCGATACAGAACGTTGCCGAGCGCTTCCTCGCTCTGGCAGCGCGGATCGTTCGGATACACAACCTCGCGCGGCAGCTGAATCTCGTAGCGCTCCGCTTCCCAATCGGGGAAGTCGAGATTGATACAATCGGGTAGCACATGCTTGCCGCAACCAAGGTTGACGACGACGCCTGGCAGGAAGCTGAGAAGCTCAGGCAGCTGGCGCTTCATTCCCAGATTGAAAAGGTCTTGGATGTTCATGCCAAGCGCTCCAGATAGAAATGCCATACAAACTCGCCAGACTGCACAGTGCTGATGTATTCCAGATTGCCATCGGGAATCTCTTGCCCTGTACCGACGACATGAACAATCTGCCTGTAGATGTTTCGCTTCTGTTTCGGTTGAGGCGTCAAATCTTGAACAGATGACACAAACTCCATTTCAGTTTCAGCCCACATGCAAAATGCGTTGCGCTGGAGTTGAACTGATAGAGGCTTGATGGGATGAAAGGTACGAAGCTCTTGTGCATCCGTCAATCGAAGTTCGAACTTGTGAATGGTCTTCATTTCTTTGCAGCCTTCTTGGTAGCTTTGGCAGGAGGATTGCCGCGCGCTTGTTCCACTTCGCAGCGCTCGATAGCTTGCACAAACATGATGACGAACATCATCATCTCATGCACCGAAAGATTGCGCGTGTAACGACCGGGGAAATTTCCCTGAACAGTATCATCGTAGATATCCAAGCGCACCGCATCAGGAGCAATGACGGTGCATTCCGCATCTGCCATGACGAAGGTCTTGTCATCGTGCGCTTTAGCTGGCATTGCTGTAGCGCTCCTTCACATATTGCTTGAACTGAGCCCACTGATCCCCAAGCCAATAGAAGATATTGGAAGGATGATGGATGATTGCCATCGCTTCCAGATCAGTTCCACGCGCAAAGCAAGTAATCTCTGCACGCCAAAGATCATCCACCTGAGCGGTGAGAACGATCTTGGTGACATGACTGAGCTTGTTCTCGCCAACAAACACCTGTGTGCCACGCGTATGCTGTGCACAATTGTCATCGGCGCGAGGCGCAGGAACGATGCGCGCTACAAATGCTTTCGTTTCCATCACCATCTCCTTTCGCGCACAATCTCTACCAACGCGTGAACGTCATCCAACGCGCGGTGAGTCTGGTCAAGTTCGCGGCCCATCGTGTCCTTGTAAAGTTCGATCATGCGAGCGCGCCGACCATAGATCAGTTCGTGCGCGAGCTGAACCGTACAGACCCATTCTTGCGGATAGGGGAATTTGAACTCCAAGCCGAGTCGCTTGAGTTCATTCACAAGCATGCCATGATCGAACGGCGCATTGTGCGCAATGATGCGGTCTTGCTGGCGTACAACTGCAGCGATCTCAGGCAGCACTTCGATGAAGCTGGGCGCATCCTTCAGATCAGCATCGGTCAAGCCAGTGATCTTAGTGATCTCATCGGTGATGGGGATACCCGGATTGATCAGCCATACATGATCAGAGATGATGTTGTACTGACGATCAAGCGAGCTGAGTGCGAACTCGATGATGCGAGGTTGCTTATCGAGATCAGCAACATTGGGCAGGATTAGCCCTGTGGTTTCGGTATCGTACACACCAGTGCGATCATAGCCGCTGTCGAGCGGCTCAACGACTGGCGGGGCTTTGCGCTTGGAAGGTGCCATCAGTTCTGCTCCTGAAGATATTCTTGATATGCTGCTTGAGCTTCGCCAACTTCCTTTTCACCATTGACGGCTTCCCAGCATTCGCGCTCCCAACGATCACCACCGCCATTGTAGTCGAACTGCTCCTTGAGTTTATCGAGCGCTGCGCCTAGCTTCTTGATCAGGGCATCTTTGTTGATGCTCATGCGTGCTGCTCCTGTGTGAGTTCTTCAAGCATCGCAGAATACACCATCATGTCGTGCGCAGAATCCTTGTTACCGCCGCGATTGATGTTCTGTGCGTAACGAGTCAGCTTGTTGATGATGTGGCAGAAAACAAGGAAGCGATTCCACTGCTCAGACGTCTTCAGTTCCACGCCTGCCGGCAGCAGCGCAGCCATCACAGCTCCTGCCTCCTTGTAGTTGTTACCCCAGAGCTTTGCGCGCTCACGAGCGGTCCGCGCGGCAAACTCTAGAATGTCAGCGAGTGGACTGCCAGGTTTGGGTGGTGGTGCTATGATGTCTTCACCGCTTAGCATTACACATTGCTGACACTGACCGCAGAACATCGACTGTCCGTCCCGCATCGGTTGACTGGACTGGAATTGCTGTCCGCATTTCGGACAAGGGCAGCTCCATACTTCCAGATATTCAATCTGTGCTTCCATTTACCACCTCCACATGATGGAGCGGAATTTCATGAATGGCGACGCGTCTAACTGCCGGCACGCCTTCTGCTAGATACATGTCCAAGATGTCTTGACGATCATCAATGGCGAACTGGATGTCGTATTGCAGGCGTCGCGCATCAGCAAGCATCTCGCGCTTGATGTCGACCGAATTGAGATGACAATCGTCAGGACGCATCCAAACAATGACGTAGGGGATGCCAAATTTTTGCAATGAGCGGAGCGTCTTGCTGCGCACTGACTCTGGACGCGAAGTGAAGATCAAGAACTTGTATTGGCGCGTCAGTTCCAGGACGTACTCGATAGTGTCACCAGGAATGTCCAGATGGCAGTTGTCGTGATAGCGAACATATCGATCATTCACGACAGGCTGTGTGAGATCGATCATCGGATGCCGCCAGCGATCATCGAACACGCAGTTGTCCAAGTCAACGATGCAAAACGGCTTCATCACAACTCCTTTGGCGGAGGATTCTCAGCCTCATGTTCTTTGAACCAAACCCAATTGCTAATGGGCTGATAGCCAGCACCATTCGGAAACTCTACGCGTCGCGTCTCGCAACCGCGACGCATACACTTCGAATAGACATTGACGCCAGAGACGACATCGACTTGCTTGAAGCTATGACCGAGATACTTGCACAGCTTCGCTTTGGTATGCGTGATGGTGAGCTGATTGTTCATAGCAGCACGCCTCCCATCGATTCGCCAAAATTGAAAATGCGTGTGTCTCGAAAAGCATTCCCAGAGGCAACAGCTTCCACTTTGATGTTACAGGTTTCACTTCCAGGCTGGCAAATGAATGAATCGCCTTCGATCCAGATTGTTCCGGCGCTGAGTACCTCTACCGTCTTGAATGGCGAATCGAAGTGCACAAGATGAATGAAGCGCCTCGCAGCATCTGCGTGTACGATGCGTTCAGAGAACAGGAAAGGGAATGCGTAGTCAGCAGCATCGGTCGTCGCTTTGAGAATGACATACTTCACGGCTTGCTCCTTGAGGCATTCTTGATGATATAGCCATATGCCTTGATAGCAATGGTCAGGATATAGCGCGGAGCCTTCAGACCTTCATGATTGAAGACAGCTGCCTCCCGCGATAAATGAGCGTGCAACTCCTGGACACATTTCGAACGCAGCATGGAGTCTTCCGTCTCGCCCGGATTCGGAAAGGTCATCTGCAGCATCCAGTCCAGAATCTCTTTGTCTGACATCTGATCCTTGGCGATGATGCGATCAATGGCCTCCTTAATCTGGGCTTTGTCACCTTCGACACGCGGCAGGAATCGATTCATGTCCATGCTAATCCCCTGTGGTTACTTTCACTGCGTGACATTCATACAGCGTACCATCCAGCTGCAAGACGCCTTCGCGGTCGCAATGCTTGGCGGTACTCTCATTTGCTAACTGACCGCCATACCATTCAAACAAACCGACGATTGTCAGCAAGACGATGAGAAGGATGACAGTTTTCACCCCCATGTCCCCTTCAGAGTATCCAGCTCCTTGAGAGCTGCGTTGATGTCGGGGAGTTCGACGGGCGAGTGGTTGCCGAGCGCTTCCTTGAGCAGCTTGTCGAGCGCGGGCGTTTGCAGGCGTTCAGGATAGAGGAATGGCTTCAGCCAAGGCATCACTTCCAATGCAGCCTTCGCCATTCCGCGAACCACATCTGCGTACTCGCCTTGCGCACGCAAGTTCTCGCGCTTGCCAACGAGATCGGCGAGCGTGCGCAAGTTCATGTGAATGCAGATGTTGGTGGCGATGTTCGTGGGAACGATGCCGCGTGCATCTTGGTTCGGAATGCCTGCAGCCTGCGCGGCTTTGTAGGCGTCGCGGATCGCGCTCACTGCCACATCCCAAGCAGCACTTGCTTCAGGAGACATCGCGATGGAATCGGGCTTGATAACTTCACCGGCAGACAGGTCGACAACACGCTGAGCTTGCTGCGCATAGGACGCGGTACGCGTGCGAACTTGCTGATGGGTGTAGGCACGCGTGACGCCTTGGACTTGGAAGTCGAACGTGACGAATTCCCAAGAGCTGCGAAGCGTGTTGGCAATGTAGATCAGTTCCGGTTCCAGCGTCGCGAAGTCCATCGCCAGAAAGCGCGCGAAGCCTTCTTCACCTTGCTCAAGGCGCGTGTTCTTCGTGTAGGCGAGTAACGCTGCCGCGAAGTTGGGGTTGGGATGGCCACAACCCGTGTAGTTCATGAGCGAGACTTTCATTTGGAATCCTTCAGGAATTGATTGGCGCGCACAAGCGCAGAATCGAAGCGATCCCTTGCGAGTGGAAATTCGTCATCCACAATTGCTGTGTTGCGTAGCCTGTTACCAGCTTCCACAAGTTCCAGCAATCGCTCTCTGCATTCTTTTTGCTGATCAGCATTCATGAGCTGTAGCCTTCAACGATGGCTTCCGCCATTGCGTTCCAAACTGCTTGGTCGCTGGGCTCTAGATTTCCCCAGCATTCCACTACACAATTGCACAGTTCGCCGTTCTTGTCAGCATACAGTTCATACAAGATTTCGCCGTTCATAATTGCTCCTTTTTGGCTGCACGAGCTTCGTTCATGCGCTCAACATTCTTCGCAATTCGTTCATCGTGAGTGTCTTTTGCGCGATCCTCAGCATATTGAGAAATTTCATTCCAGAAATCCTCTCTACTTTGGTATGACACGATCTTGCCATCTTGACGTTCCAAGAATCGCTGACTAAGAGAAATTGCAGCTCTCACAGAACGCATATTTTTGCGAGGCTGATTCATCAACTACTCCTTGGAATGCTGGATGGCTGCGCTGTAATGCCCATTGGTGATGAGACGCTTGATGACAGCGATGTCGCTCGCAACATCATCTAGCAAGATGTTCCGCCAAGTCGCGAATCGTCCCAATGAATAGATGTGATGCTTTACGGTGGCATTGTAGATGAGTTGCCGGCGTTCGCGGTCGCTTTCCATCGGCGCAATTTTGCCGAAGCGTTGGCGATGAGACAGGTCCAACAATTCAACGTCATCGTGTCGAACGCCAAAACTACGCAGCACTTGATCAAAGCAAGCATCAGTGCCGACAACTTCCCCCTGTTCATCGCAAACCATTTCCATGATGAGTAGATCGCCAGTCACACTGGCGCGATAGACACCCATCTCCGGTCGCGGATAATACACCGTCTGATAGATGTCAGCCCCCTTGATACGGAATCGATCAACGCGGATCGACTTGAAGCTGAATGGAGCGCTTGCCTGCCAGTCCAACATCTTGAGAAGTGTCGGCATGGGGATGGTAGAGATGAAGGCGTGCTGGCGATCTTCGTCGCGTATCTCCTCAGGCTGGATTGCAGCATTCCAATGAATGCGATTGCCTACCAACTCCACCAGTTGACTCCAGATCGTTTCAGGCGCGATGAAGCGTTCAACCGGATTGATGTTCCAGATACTGCGATCCATGTACTGGCCGTTGGTCTTGCGAGAGTACATGTTCGACAGATCAACACTCGGCTGGCAATGCTGACCGTTGAACCAGATCGATTTGCGCACCATCACTTGGCGAAATGGAATGCCAATGAGACGGCTGATAGTGTCGGAGCGAAAGCGCAACAATGCGCGATGCGAAATGCTTTCAGGCCCGTTCGCTTCGTAAACCTGAGCCTGCGGAAACTGAGTGGCCGCTATTAAGCCACTCAGCCCAGCGCCGATGATATCGACGTTCACTTAGCTTCCTTCGTCTTCAGCATACCGAACTTGACAAGATAGTCAAGCGATGCCTTGACGTTGATGGCTTCGTTGTCGACAAAGTTGTTCTCGATAGACTCGCGGTCGATACCGTTCGCACCCTTCGTTTCCACGAAGCGATACACGATGGTGCGGGCTGAGCCTTCGTTCATGCGGTTGGTATGCTTCTGCGCGACGTACAACAGATTGGTACGGGGAGCGCCGCGCGGCGGGATCGTCCGGGTGTTACCAGCCTTCTTCGCCACCTTCTCGGGCTTGGCAGGCTTCTCAGACTTCGTTTCGGTTGCCTTCTTACCACGTCCGGTCGCTGCAGCGGCTGGCGCGGCTTCTGCCTTACCCTTCGCCTTCCCAGCCTTCGCGGGAGCTGCCTTAGCGGCCCCATTGGCCTTCTTCGGACCGCCCGGCAGATCGCCTTCCCACTGTCCTGCTTCTTGCAGAAGTATCGCTGTCCGCTTTTCCGCTTCAGTTCGGTCGGAGAACCGCTTGATGGAGCGCTCAGCCATGGTGTTGTAGATGTCGCGGATTTCGGCGGACGATTTGCCGCGCAATTCTTCGATATTCATCTCAGGGTCTTCCTTCTCGTTGTGCCACAGAATGATGGCTGCTATTTGGAAACCGGTCTGATTGGCTTTCAGTGCCCCTGTCAGACCACCATGCTGCCGGATGGCCGGCGGTGATTTAGGAGGCGCGTCCATGTGCCAGATTGTCATTGCGCACAATCTGAACCAAGCAACGCGATCCCTTCCGCGTCGCATCCTTCAACGGAATCAACACCCGCGTATAGCCGTCGCGCCAAGGCTGAGGCGACATGGCCTGCCAAGGGAACGGATAGCACAACACATTGCCCTTTTTGATATACAGCTCGCGCGGTCGCGGATGATGCGCGGCTTCTTGCGCCTTGGCTTCGCGCTCGATGGCGCCTTGAATTTTGTCGCGCAGAGACTTCTGGCGACGACGCTTCGCATTGCGCGCAGCTCGCTTGCCTTCATGCTTTGGTTCCAGCACTTCGATCTGCGCATCAACAGCAGCCTGCGCGGCGACGACGTTCTCAGAGACTTTCTTGCGTGCCATGATCCACTTCTCCTTGGTACGATTGATGGGCGAGGAAAGAGGCGCGGAGCGTTGCCCGTAGCTCCGCGCCTTTGGAACAGTTTACTTGGAGGCGAGTTCTTCCGCCATCTCCCACAAACCGCGATTGAAGTGGAGGAGGTTGTTCACCGACTTGATGGCACGAACCTGAACCGCACGTCCGGTAGCGCTATGACCTTCCGCACCACCCTTGGTGAGTGCTTCTTGGATCACATTGAAGGTCCGCCACAGCGTGAACGCTTCATCCTCATTGCGATGCGGCACAAGGATATCCGCTGCGGTGACCGGAATGGGCATCGATCCGTAGCGAAGCGCCAGGGCCTTGTTGGCAAAGCGCGTCCGCGCTGCAGCAATCATCTTGATCTTGTCCCATTCCTTCGTGACGCGGATAATCTCGGGGAGCTGCTTGGAGATATCGTCAGCTGCCGCGCGAACCGCCTCCAGCATCTCATCACCCTTGTGGTTGAGAGTGATGGAACCGTGATCTTGTGACTTGACGACAAGACCGTTCGAACAGGCGAGCCGGAACAAACCCGCATCGAGACGGAAGCTGGATGTGCCATCGTGCGAGTTGATGAGGATGATCTCAGGGATCACGTCGCCAACCTTCTTGCCTTCATCAAGGAACGCTTTCTGGCGCAGACGCACCATATGGCGCATGTACGGCGAGCGATCCTCGCGACCCTTGCGCACTGCGCTTTGGTTCGCGGATACCGGTACATAGTCTGCCTTGCGCAGACGATTGATGATGTCGATAGTCGGAACGTGCGCATAGCGCTGCGAACGGGAGTTATGGGCTTCAGCTGAGAACACTGAAGGCGCTGCCGCCAGCAACATCGCATCACTCATGGCTTTCATAACATTCTCCTTTATGGTCTGGATTATTTACCATCCCAACCCAAAAGGGAAGGGGTAGCGGACCCACTGTTTGATGAAGCATCCTCTCCCACAGGGCGGTGGATGCTAAAGGAAGCAGCTGCGCGCTTCCCGGCTTGGGTACTGCGGCTATCTAACTTAGGCTCGCTGATCTTAGCATTGGGAATTTCATCCTTGCCATAGAACCTATCGCGTGCCGCTTGCACCTTCTGCTTTTGTTCATCGGTGAGGCCGAATGCCACCACCTTATCTTCCACACCAGCAAGCCAACCGATCCAAAAGCTAGCACGGTCGCTCGCGTTGAAACCTAGAATGTCAGATGCGCGGTATTGATTCCAAGCCTTGCGCATCTCGCGGAACATCACCTCATGCGCATACTTAGCGAAAGCCGATGAGGCTCCCATTCCGAAGTAACGCACCCCTTGATTGCCGCCTGCGAATTCGAACGTAGCAGAGCAGCCAAACGCCCGGCAGCACAGCGCAGCGATACAAGACAGATACAGAGGCTGCGTGTGAACTTTGTAAGGCTCAGGCGTGATCACCAACTCAGTGTTGATGACAAGACCTTCAATTTCATCTTCCGTGATAGAGTGCTGTTCCATCATTTTCTGCGCCTGACGGATCGCGGCAGCGGCTTCGTGCGGCTCGCTCGACTTGCTCAGCGCGAATAGCTTGCGCAGCTTATCTAGCATCTTCTTGCGGGCTTGTTCTTCGCGTTCCATCTTAGCCTCCGACCTGTACCAGCCAGTCCACCGCTTTCGGATTGTCCATCAGCAACTTGACGCCTCGCTTGAACTCGCTCAGTGCAGCGGGGATTCCGGTGCCCCATCCCATTTCCTCGCGGATCATCTTGAGGGTTTGGCCGATGGTGTAGCGCTGCTCCATGCAAAGCTCAAGCAGCGCGATGAGGTCTTGATCAGCCATCGACCAACTCCCAGCAACCAGCAGCGCGGAAGCCGAGCTGGAACGTTTCCCAAGCGCGCTGCGTGTGGAGCGAGAAGTAACTGTCATCGTCTTTGCGCACCAGATTATACAGGCGCTGCTTCTCATTGATGACGCGCTCGAACACGAGACGCAAATTGCTTGCGAGCATTTTCTTGCTCATGCTACATACTCCCGACTGTTCAGTTCAGCGAGCAGCGCGCGAAATTCCGAATCACTGCGCGCGGCAGTGGCGAGCTTCTCAGCCATCTGCTGGCGATAATAGCGGCGGTTCTCGTCTGCCGCGCGTTGGCGATAGAACGCTTGACCTTGCTCAGCGCGTTCTATTGTCTCCAGATGAGCACCGAAGTAACTGCCCTTGTCGCCGATTCGCTGCCCGCTGAGAATGCTGAATGATTCGTCATTCGCGGTCGGTGCGCCTTCTACCATTACCACCGTCCGAACTGTAACGCGCGTCTTGCTGACGCGGACGACTTCGCCGAACTTGTAGCGGTTTGGACGATGTCCGTGACCGGAATAGGAAACTGCAATCTTCTGGCCGATTGTGTAGTTGCTCATAGTGTTCCCCTTAGACCGGGAAGCCGAGCGCTTCGACGCACTCGCTCATGGAGAGAGATTCGCAGAACGTTTGGAAGCGCGTTTCTGCGCTGCCTGCGAAGAACTTGAATTTAGTATCGGAGATGTAACCGCCTTGAAGGCCAGCGCGAGTTACCTTAGCGATCTGTATGCCATCTTCCAAGAGAAACGCGCTGGCCTTACCGAAGCGGCGAGCGCTCTGGGAGATGATCTGGATCGAATAATTTGCCATCGCGCTTTCTCCTTTATCCGGTATGGGCCTTTCCCCTCACCGTGAAGCTAGTATCCTCCATTTCTCGTTCGTGAGACACGAAAGTTGAGAATTATTCACCAGACAGATGGTCTAGGCCATATGGTCGATGTAAGCTATCGTCTGCCGGGCGAGCTATTATGATGTCGCGGCCCGCGATCCGCTAGGCGAGAATCGCTCCATAACTGATACGGAGACAACCAGTGCGCTTTAAGACCAAGCCAATGAAGCATCAGCTTCAGGCGCTCAACGCAATGCGTGGTAAGCGCGCGTTCGCGCTGCTGATGGAGCAAGGAACTGGCAAGACCAAAGTGGAGATTGATGACATTGCTGATTGGTGGTCGCAAGGCGAGATTGAAGGCGTGTTTGTGTTCGCACCGAACGGCGTACACATCAAGTGGGTAACACTGGAACTTCCCAAGCACATGCCTGACTGGGTTCACTATCGCGCTTCTTGGTACAGTTCCGGCTCAACCAAGCGTCACAAGGCCACCGTTGAAGCGTTGTTCGATCCAACACCAGAATCGGCTCCGCGTGAACTGCGCATTCTCGCGATGAACTACGATGCGTTGAACACCGCTGATGGTGTTGAGCTATTCGAACGCTTCAGCAAGACCTTTGCTTGCCTTGCGATCATCGATGAATCGCAGCGTATCAAAAACCCTGGCGCCAAGCGTACAGACCGATTGCTTAAGGCTCGTCGTCGCTTCGTCGTGAAGCGCATTCTCTCTGGCACTCCTGTCACGCGCGCACCGTTCGATGTGTTCACGCAATTCCAGTTCTTGGATGAAACGATCTTGCGCACTTCCAGCTACACTGCTTTCAAAAGCGAGTATGCGGAGATGCTGCCTGAAGATCACTGGCTTGTGAAACAGATTCGCAAGACATCGCCCAACTTCCAAAAGAAAGATGGGTCGCTATCGAAACGCATTCCACAGCTCATTGCGACCGATCCTGTTACCAAGCAGCCCATCTATCGAAACTTGGACAAGCTCAATCGGCTGATCGCGCCCCATTCGTTCCGCGTGCTCAAGCGTCAATGTCTCGATCTGCCGGCGAAGATTTATGACACTCTACCTTTCGAGATGACTGCGCGGCAGCAAACGATGTACGACACGATGAACAAGCAGCTGCGTGCGCAGATTGGCGACTTGATGCGACAGATTGTGTTGTCGGGTCGTCGAGTTGGGCTCAATGAAGAACAAGCGCTGAACGAAGGGCGTGAGCTGATTGTGCAGAATAAACTCGCTGCAATGGCAAAGCTCCAGCAGATTACTTGCGGCTATACGAAGCTGGAAGACAAATCTGTGCTGCGCATCTTCAAGAAGGTGATGGACAACCCGCGCAATCAGGTGCTGATGGAATCAGTCGAAGACGCATCAGATGGCGGCATCATCATTTGGGCGCCGCACCGTGACAAGATTGATCAAATCATGGAATGCCTGCGTGAAGGCTATGAGGCTGATCAAATCGTTCGCTTCGATGGCGCTGTGGGTAAGGATGAACGCATGAGGGGCGTCGATCTCTTCAGCGATGGCAAAGCCAAGTTCTTTGTTGGCAACCCGAAAGCTGGCGGCACCGGCTTGACGCTCAATTGGGGAAAGACGACGTATTATTACAGTGACAGTTTCAACTTGGAGGATCGCCTCCAGTCAGAAGACAGGAATCATCGTATCGGTCAGGATGACTCTGTTCGTTACTACGATCTGTGCGCGGTTGGCACGATTGATGAAACGATTGCCCAGTCCCATCAGGCCAAAATCGCAATTGCGAATGCTATCACTGGAGACGACAAACTATGAGCGCACAAGCGCCGCGCGTTATCGTGACGCAGGTTCCTTCTATCCGCGATCCCGCAACCGGAGTGTGGAAGCCTACCATCAACCTCAACCCAGCCAAGGAGTTTGGAGAAATCGAAGTGCTGCTGCCACCCGGCATGCAGATGTATGCAGGTACGGAAGTTGTACGCATCATTCGCGCTCGCCTCGCTGAGATCGATGTACATCCGGGCGATTACCTTTTGCTAGCAGGATCGCCCACCATCATGGGTGTCGCGGCAGCCATCATCTCTCGCCGCAACAATGATCAGCTGAAACTGCTTCAATGGGATAAGACCACCACCAGCTACAACGTCATTGACGCTGAGCATCTGAACTAACCATACAGGAGAATTTGTAATGACGACTCCCGCCGCTGCCGCGCATTACCTCGCAGCCCATCTTCACGAAGTCGAAGGGCGCAAGGTTGTTATCTTCAATCCGTCGAACAGGCCATTGTACGAACTGCCTGTGATCTTTGGCTTCAACAATGGCGGTTCGGATCACTGGTATGAGGCTGTCGCTATCGCGCAAGATGGCGTTGTGCTTGCTGGCCACGTTTGCTCCGATGAAGGCTACATGCCCAGCGATCTTGGCATCATTGAAGGTGGCTGCGACCCGAAGCACGAGCAGTATCGTGAGCACTATGCGGACGGCTATCGCATGGAATGGGTCTCCACTGAAGCGATGGAGCAACACGAAGGTTTGAACGCAGCAATTGCTGCCAACAAGTTGACCAAGGAACAGAACAATGGAAACTGAAGCGCGCATCTCGCTGGAAGCCGTCAAGGATGCCTACAACATCTATTCAGATTGGACCGACAAGACAGCGATGTATCCGAAGATTCATGAAGCGCATTATCTTGCACTAGGCATCGCTGAAGAAACAGGCGAGTTGCTCAATGCGAAGAACATTGGCGCTCCGCACGACATCATGGCTGAGGCTGGTGATGTGTTTTGGTACGGTGCGCGCTATTCCCGACTGGTGCTGAACATTCCGTTCTCGGATGTGATGGCTGCCGCGCGCAATGCGCAGTTTGGCTCCATCATTCGTCCGCGTTACTTGCTGACTGCGATGGGTCAGCTTTGCGGTGTCGAGAAGAAACGTTTGCGCGATGGGGAGAATTGGAACGCAGCAAAGCGCTCCGCCAAGCACGAAGATGCGCGTGTAGCGCTGCTCACCATTCTTGCCTATGCTCAGCGTTCCGTTGTCGAATGCGGAATGACGGTGATGGAATGCATCGTGCGCAACCAGCAGAAACTTGAAGCGCGGAAAGCCGCTGACACGATCAAAGGAGACGGAGACCACCGCTAATGCCCAGAGCTGCGAAAGTCACGCAAGTCCAGAAAGTAACCAAGCGCATTGGAAAGGAGGCACCCAAGACCGAGAAGATCACCAACCGTGGCATGCGGCAAATCTCCAAGCTTGCTCAGCTTCAGCATTCCATCCAAGTCACCATTGCGACGATGGAAGATGAAATTGCTGTGGAGAAAGAGAAGCTGCGCCGGATTCGTGAAGAGGATTTGCCGACCGCGATGCTTGAAGTTGGGATCGACAAGTTTACGACCGATGATGGGCTGTTGGTGGAATCGAAATATGAAGTGGTCGCCAACATCACGCAAGCCAATCAAGAAGCTTGTTATGAATGGTTGACGAAAAACGGCTTCGCCGGCATCATCAAGATGATTGTAGATGTACAATTTGAGCGCGGCGAAATCGACAAGGCCAGAAAGTTGGCTGAGATGCTGATGAAGAAGAAAGTCAACGTTGCAGTGAAAGAATCGATCCACGCTGCTACGTTAAAGTCTTTTGTCAAGGAACGCATGCAGGAGGAAAACCCAAAGGTGCCATTCCCGACCGATCTGTTTGGCGCTCGCGGCTATCAAGCAGCAACAGTGAAGCCACCCAAGGCGCATCAAGCGCCAAAACCCAAGAGGAAGAAATGATGAGCCTGAAAGATGAAGAACAGAAAGTGGAGAATGCGCTGCAGTCCTTTCGTGACAAAGCGGTGCATGAATTCCAGAAGCTGAAGGAGCTGGTGCTCAGCCATATTCGCTTGGGCAACCAAGCCGATCCGATTGCTCAGCATATCGACAACGCGCTGGACTCGATCCTCACGCACGACGCCACCCAGCCGTTTGTCGCTCCGGGTACTGCGGAAGCCGAGCCGACGAAGGCGGGTAACGCGGTCGGCGCGATGAGCAACGCTCCGGTCGAGCCAGTCGAGGCCGCGCCGCCTGCAGCCGCTCCGGTGGCCTCGGGAAACGGTACCAGCAACGATTCGACTTCGGACCTGAGCAATCAGGATGGGCAGCTGCCCCCGAAGGATGGTGAAACGCTTCCGAAGACCGGCGACGAAACGCCCCCGAAGGAAGGCGAGTCCAACCCCGGTAACACCGGCAACCAGCAGTAATTCATCATACAGCGAGAACTGATCATGGCAAATACAAAGACTGCGCCGGCCAAAGCAGCTGCCGGCAACACCAAGGGTCCGCAGACCGCAGGCAAGGGCAAGCAGGAAGTGGCGACCAAGAAGGACCAGCTGCCGGCAGTTGCTATCGACATGGCAGCTGACGCGGGCATGGGCAACGAGAACATCGACCGCGATTCGCTGGCGACACCGTTCTTGGCAATCGCACAGAAGATGTCGCCGCAGGTTGACAAGGACGATGACCGCTATGTAAAGGGTCTGGAAATCGGCGACCTGTTCCTCACCTCCAACAACACCATCTTCAAAGATGAGGAAGGCGTTCAGATCGTCTTTTGCGGTTTCCAGCGCAAGTTCCTGCGTTGGGCTCCGCGCGATCAGGGCGGCGGCTTCAAGGGGGAAGTGGCAGTTGACGCGGTCGCTGCGGCTCGCGCAACGGGCGAGTTCACGGAAGTCGAAGGCAAGCTGTTCGCTGACAATGGCGATCTGATCCGCGACACGCGCGTGCACTATGTCATGGTGCTGTTGCCGGATGGCAGCTATACGCCTGCGGTGCTGTCGATGGCTTCGACGCAGATCAAGAAGTCCAAGCAGTTGCTCACACAGCTGACGACGTACAAGCGCACCGAGAACGGCCGCACCTTCACGCCTCCGCAGTTCGGCCACATCTTCCGCGCCGAGACCATCGCGGAACAGAACGATCAGGGCAGCTGGCGCGGTTGGAAGTTCACGCGCGAAGCGGATGTGACGGATACCGATCTGTATCTGCAGTGCCGCTTGTTCTCGCAGCAGGTTGTGGATAACAAGGTCCGCGTTGACCACACGCAGGAAGCCGGGGCAGCGGGTAGCAGCACGGACGAAAACGGCGAAGGTTTCTAACCTGAGCCTTTGGGACGGCTCTGTAATAGGAGCCGTCCAGTTTTATCCATAAAGGATACAGACAATGTGGCGCATCTTCTTTAGCTTGGTAGGCCGCTTGGCGATTGCTGGCGCTATCTCTGATGTTGCACACGCTCTACTCAAGATCGCAGAAGGAATGTCCAAATGAGCCGCTACAGGATCATTGAGCAGAGTGTGTCTTGCCATTGCTGCTTCGATTTCACTGTTGTGGATAGCGGATCGTCTTACGACAAAAACGACACGTACAATCTCCGCACCTACGGTTTCGACTTCGTCAGCGTGTGTGAATGCTTTACCAAGCCACACGCAGAATTGATCTGCAACGCACTTAACCAATCCATTGGAGATGCTACATGAGCATGCTATTCAAAGTCACCGCCCAAGGCGATACGATCTATGTGCGCACGCAAGGCGACGGACGCGACGTGCCGGCAGTTATGGCCAAGCACTTTGGCGCGATCCCCGCTGGCATCTACAATGCCAAGGCTATCGAAGAATCCGAACTGCCGGCAGGCGAGGAAGTGCTGGAATGAGTATGTACTGGCGATTCTTCCAAGTGATTGGCGGGCCTATCTGGGATAGCTTAGCAAGCATTCGCGCTCAGCGCATTGCTACTGAAAAGGCCGTCAAGAAGTTCATGAAGCAAATTGGTGCTGACAACTGTTATGGAACGTCGGCTGACAACTATGCTTTCACGTTCCCCGCTGACAAGCGGCGCGAAATCAGCAAAGACGCTGCATGGTCGAAGCATCCACGTATCAGTGGAGCCTTTTACCCCGCTAAGCGAGCGAAGGAAGCAGCTGAGCTTCGTAGCCAGTTGAAGGAGCTTCCTGAGCTTCCTTCCATTCATGGATGTATTCGCGAAGCAGGTTTGATGGAAGGTTTTCCAGCCATCATTGAAGGTGGCTTTGGCAAATCGTCTTCCGTCCGCTACTACGATGTTGATCGCCAGTTGCTCATCATTCAAGTTCCTTGGCGCGATGTTCCTGAATGGGAGTTGAACAAATACAAGAGAGAGCATGAAGCAGGCACTCATTCCTCCGCGTTCTATGATCACATGCTCTGGAAGCCTCACGACAGCATGGAAGAGATCAAGGAATGGCAGGCCTTGAAGCTGATATCTGGAGATTGAGCTGTGGCCATCACGCACAAGAAAGATTCCATTCTAGTCATCACTATGGGCGAGTACTCATCCTATCGCATCAAGGGTGTGTATCGCGTTCGTGTGGATACGGACTTGAATGAGCAATGGGATAGTTGGTGGAACGCGATCCCTGAGCATCGTCGTTTCCATTTCCGCGAGCAGCGCCAGGGTGGCGTCTATCACGATTCAGCGGAAAAGCTGATGGACTGGTTGGTCAATGTCGGTCTGATTGAACGAATTGAAGGAGTGAATGAATTGTGCTTGGATGAATACAGCGCTGATGCACGTTACAAGAAAGGTTGTTATTCGGAGATTTAAGATGACCATCAAGCTCAGCAACAAAGACTTCCTCAATGCGCTATTCCGCGACATGCCAAGCGGTTGCCGAGCCACATTGCACTCTTTCACTGGTGATCCCAAGGACGTGAAGGGATGGGGTGCGACGCCGTGGCAAGTTGGCAAGATACTGCCTACGCTCAATCCATTTGCCAACAACTACTGCTCAGTCAGTTCGTTCGCTGAGCACAACGATGGCAAGTTCTATCGCCGCAAGGTCTTGTTCGCAGGGCTACACGCGGTGATGATTGATGATCTTGGCACTAAGCTTCCGATGAGCGATTTGAAGATGGAGCCGTCTGTACTGATCGAGACGTCACCGGGCAACTATCAGGCTTGGCTATTCCTCGCTAAGCCAATATTCACCATCGGTGGCGCTGAGACGCTCGTGAACGAGATGATCGCCAAAGGCATCACCGCTGAGCTCGATCCGGGCATGAAGGGCGTCACGCGCGTCGCTCGCCTTCCGGTCTCCAGCAATGGCAAAGCCAAGTATCTGGGGCCGCGCGGTCAGGTCTGGCCGCAGGTTACCCATAAGGCTGCGCTAGACCAGCGCTACACACCGGAGGACATCGCGAAAGTCTACGGGCTAGACCTTACCCACAAGCGCGAAGCTCCGCCCCCGCCGCCCCCGCGCGCTGGTATCGACGCAGAGCGCGCAACTGTCATCAAATGGATCAAGCTATTTGGTCATCACAAAGCGGAGCTGCGACCGGGCTATCATGAGATCGTCTGCCCTTGGCTCGATAGCCATTCAGATGGCGCTGACACAGGAACCTACTACACTGAGCCGGAAGCGCTCAACAGCTGGCATGGCGGCTTCATGTGCCATCACGGCCACTGCGGTGAGCGCGACATTTCTGATCTGATGGGCTGGCTGCGCGCAATGAAGGACATGCACAAATGAGTCAACTTCAAAAGCTAGATAACGATCTTTGGCTAAATGCGCAGCAAGGTGCCCACGTTTTTAAGTTTCCTGATCTTGACGAGTTTCCTGATGAAGCTCTGCAATTTGGTCAAGATGCTTCAAATCTTGGGCTAGTGTTCATTCCATTTCAGCTTTGCGTTTTTCGATGCTGTATGGAAGACCACGCAGTAAATTTTATGATGTATCTTGATTACATCAAAGAATCCGGCGACGCATTTCTTCAATGCGCAGCCAATATCGTCAGGAAATTGGATGGTGCTCGCGCAGTTTACGAATTTGGTTTCGTTTCAATTGACGGGCAAGTTCGCGGATGGATACCAGATGACAATCAAAAAATCATCAAAGACTCTAAATTGCCAGATGATCAGCAATTGGCGAAGCTACACTCTGCTATCTATTCAATGCTTGGTTTGTTATCGTCTGGTATGGGTAAAATAGAAACCATCCCTGCGCCTGAAAAGTTAAACAAAAAGCGTATTCAAAATGACAAGCCGCCAATTACTGAGCATATCATTGTTCACATTCATCCAAAAGCAAGGAAGCGTTATCGAGCAGAAGCTCAGAGAAAAGGAGTAAAGCTGCATTGGAGGCGCGGACATCTTCGCAAGCTGGGTCGTGATCATATTGTCATTGTCAAGCCGCATCTTGTTGGTAGCAGGAAATATGGCGAAACAGTTGTTGATGCTTATGATCTGAGATCAATGATCGCTATCAAACCCAAAGGTGTTCATCTTTCAATAGAGGATGCATCATGACCACATTCCAAAACGATCCGCCAAGCTATCCGCGACCGCCAGCGCCTCCAGCACCGCCAAAGCCAAGCCCATTGCAAGCAACCAAACGTCATTTGTGCCCTGATTGTGGTTCGCGGCTAGAGATGACAACCGTCATTGACGTTGGTTCCAATCGTCAGGCTAAGTTCAAGTCGCTTGTGGACTGGATTATCGCGCCCATTGATCAATGCCCGCTTTGCGAGGGGATGAAGGGGAAGGCAGATGCTGACGTTCCAAAAGATTGAACACGAGAGCGGTGGCGTTGCTTACAGCGTCATTCATGATAATGGCGTTGAGATTGGATCGCTATATATGGAGGTGGATGGGTACTGGGTGTTCTATCCGATCCAGCGCCACGGTTATTGGGATGCAAATACGCTGATCAAGATCGCTCGTCGCCTACACAAGATGAACCGTAAGTGGCACGCGCAGGTTTGTGCGGCAATGGAGTCAGTCAATGGTGACGAAGCGTCGTCCGACATATCCTATGAACCGTTCAATGATCTTTCTAGGTGAGCCCAAGAAAGGAGCCATCGACGCAAGACCGATGACGGGGAGAAGGAGCAGCAAGATGAATGAGTTCAACAAGATGCTGGAGAAACTACAGGAAGCCTACGCAGAGAAGTTTGAAGGACGTGGAGAGCCATTCCACATGGAGGATTTGATTGATACTCGTATCAACGAGATCAAAATGGAAATGCGCGCATTCGTCAGGAGGAATCTAAAGTGAGATTGTTACTGTGCTGTATCATGATTGGCGTGTTGCTTGCGGGCTGCCGCCCAGCAGCTGATGCGCCTCGTGAAGATCGAACCATCATGTGGGATAGTGATGGCTGCGCTTACTCTGTCGAGCATCAAGTGGCAGACTCGTTCTTCGTTCATCGTTTGCCAGATGTAGATATCTCAACCGACTGTAAAAGGAAATGACAATGTTCAATCAATTGACCGATCAGCAAATGGAACGCCTGTTCTATCTTTCTGAGGAACTGGGCGAGGCACAAAAGGCTGTTGCCAAGATTCTTCGGCATGGCTATGCCTCTGGCAATCCCGACAAGATCGTTAATCAGACCGACAAAGGCATCGTCTACGACAACAAGATGGAGCTGGAAGATGAAATGAGCGACGTGATGCGCGCTATGAATTTCCTCTGCCGCGCGGGCGAGCTTGATGTACAGCGCATGACGATCCAGTCGATGGATGAAACGCGTGTCAAGAAATATCTCCATCGCGCGGGCGAGCTTGATGTACAGCGCATGACGATCCAGTCGATGGATGAAACGCGTGTCAAGAAATATCTCCATCACGATGCTGACATTCCGTTCTGAGGTGATGCGATGAACCTTTCCGATATCGATGCTGTTGTGCGACTGTGTGAGGAACGCAAGACGCTCAATCGTCACTATGATGAAATCTATGAGCACAAAAACAATGTGCTTGGCGTCACCATTCGCGGAACTTATCAGGATGATCGCCTTGTCAATGCTGTTCGACCGATTGTGCTTGATGACATATCCGCGCGCATTCGTGAGATCGACAAGTGCCTGCTGGAACTTAATGTGAGGGCTGATCAATGAGCAAGATGACGTTTGAGCAGTATCGCGACAAGGAAGGCTTTCCGCTGAATTCGACGCAGGAGAGGCTTTGGCGCAAATGCTGGAATACAGCACAGCGAGAATTGCTGAAAGACTTCACACATGAGCAATCGTATAGCGAAGGCAGTATCGGTGATGGAGCTGCGATCTTGTACAACGGCCAGATGCTCAAGGTGGATGAGATCATTTCACATCTCAATACCAACTTGGCGTATGCTGAAATGCGCGGAAAGGAGCGCAATGATCTGGATGAACGCCTTACGCGAGCGCTGATTGAGGTTAATCGCCTTGAGCGCGAATTGGAGCAGCATCGTGAAGTAACCACATCGCGCAATGTATTGGTCAAGCAACTTGATGATCTTCTCAATGGCGCTGAGAACGCTGCTGCTGCGCCTTCGCTTTGCGATATTGTTTCACAGGTTGCGCATCATGTTCGCCAAAATGGAGGACCGCTGCTAGGTGAGACGCCATTCAATCGCATCAGCCAGCAAATTCGCGACGTGCTTGGCAGCATCAACACGATACAGACCAATCTAGATTTCAATACCAACAAAGTCATCACGCAAATCCAGCTGAGCACAGATCGTCTCAAGGGCTCAAACATCCCCGGTCCACGCTAATGCCGCGCCCATTCAACGTTGCCTTCGCAGATACCAATTCGCCGCGCATGCGCAAGGCAAATAAATTGATTGATGACTTGGTGGCGGCAGCGCGCGTGTTTGAATTCACCAGCTCCAATGTACAAAGCACATCCTATCAAATCGCCAAGCAAAATTTGGAAGGGGCTAGGATGGAATTGCGTCGCTTTGTTAGGGAACTCAAATAGCTCGCGCGATAGAATCTGAATCGAACCATATAGGAGAATGCTTCATGGGCAATGTACAGTTTATGACAGCTGATGAGCAGATGGGGATGATCATGGGCGTCAAGTTCTACATGAAGACCTTCAACCGCAAGCTGGCAGTGGAATGCTTCAACTATTGTGAGCTGCGTCGTCGGGGGATCGTGTCATGAGGGGTGATGCGTTCTGGATCATGCTGTTTGCGATTTGCGTGTTCATCGGTTCAGCAATTGGACTGATCTGGGTTGAATGGCCGCGCCACAAGCCTCCTACTTGGAGCTGGTTTCGCTTCTTCAACACGCGCAAATGCAAGGAATGCGGCTGCCGCGAGTTCTACCATGAGCCAACCGTCATCGATCAAGGCATGATGATTGTGCTGGAAGAATCCATCAGATGCATTGCTTGTCGCAATGAGCACAACTTCTGGGCCTATGGATCGTATCAGCATCCTCGCACACACACAGAAGCTATCCGCATTTGGTGGAATAGAGTTCTGCTTGGTAGCATCTATGATTGGAAGCTTTCCAGACTGAGATATTCATATAGTCAATCAATCAGAATTGCTCCACGAGAACGGATCGTACAGGTACTGAAGAAGTTCTCACGCTATCAGGACTGACATCATGGACGCGATCCGCTTTCGCATCGCGCTCGCCGGACTCATCATCCATGCAGCGCGCGCTTACATCCTTGAGCACGTCAAAGTGGTTCCTTCTGAACGCGTCGAAGGTACGCGACGCTTTATCAATCGATGCTGGGAATGGCAAGGTGGAGGCGACGGACGTTATGGTCATGCTTACTTTCTCGGACGTCGCTATAAAGCGCACGTGCTTGCCTATCTGGCGTTTATCGGAACCTTCAAAAGACATCACGTCATCGATCATCACAAGTGCAACAATCCAGCGTGCTGTAGTCCGTTTCACTTGCGCGCAGTTACGCAATCGCACAACATCAAGCGCGCCTATGCGCTGGGTCGTGTTCGCAATCCCAATCCACGCCTGAAAGTGAATGGCATCGAGCCAACAGGCGTCATCATTGATGAAGTAACGGAGAACAGTAATGGCATATGATCATTTGAATGATGCGCTGAGCGGCGTACCTGAACGTGCCCATCACGCTACCTCGCGCACTGCGGAAAGCGCGCAGCGCAATGAGGCTGATCACAATATCGTGGAAGGCATTCGCGAGCTATGCGGCAATATCGCTTCTGGCGAATCAGAAGCCGTGCTGATCTATCAGGACGATGCGACGCACGAATGGTTCTGTAAGGCTGGATCGATTGAAGGCCACGGACAAACGCTGCGCTCGGCAGTGCGTGATGCGATGAAGCGCGCCCACATCGTGATAAAGGGGTAATGCGCCATGATTGTGAATAATATTCGCGCTGCGCAGACGCTGATACAAAGCATTCAAGAAGGCATGTTCAAGAATGACTTGACTGTCACCATAAACCAAGCGCAAAAATATCTCAATGAGGCTGCTGACAACGCAAACAAGATTCCTGGCGTTGTACTAGAGCAAATCGCTCATAGCAGCATGATGGCATATCACCTGCCGGGCGAAGCTGAGAGGGTCAGTGTCAGTCTGGAGGTGTTCGGATCGGAAGCTGCGATCAATAAACTCAGCGAGCTGCTACACAACTCTGCGATGACGATGGGAATTGGCGATGGCAGCGGAAAGCTGTTCGTTCATGGAGACTATGATTCCATTGCTCAGTTGCGCTCAATCCTTGGGCAGAATGAAGAACAGCGACGCGCTATCAACTCAATGAAAGCTGAGCTGGAGCGCTCGCGCAATCGCTCTGTGATTGATGCTTGTCAGAAGGCACAAAAGCTCAGCGCAGACGTGACCATCAGCGAGATGAATTCGCTGGTGCGTTGGCAGAGTGAGCTGGACTACGGTGGCGAGAAGCTGACCATCATACACAGCGACAAGTTCGCTGATGGCTGCTATTACGTTCGTCATTCGTTTGGCGATGGTAGTGTTGCTGAGAACATCTACCCCGCGTACAACCATCTTGGCGCGTTGCTTCTTGCGAAGAATGCTGACCTCAACTATGCAGTTCCGCTGGAGTGGTTCTCATGAAGATGTGCCAATCCCATTGGGACAAGATCATTGCTGCTATCAAGGAGCGCGGCCTGTGGCATCTCGTTGCGCAAAGCGGCGAAGAAGCAGTAACCAATCTTCAAAAAGAAGCAGCAGGCGAAGCTTGCAACTACGATCCGTTGATGGCAGTCAACAACATGATCTTCGCGCGCGCAATTGAGCAGGGCGGTCTGTACTTGATGGCGGCCGATTACTGCCCGATCTGCGAGGTGATGAAATATCACGCTGGCGGCGTTGACGCGGACGGAAAGACTTGGACCGCTGAAATGATTGAGACACATTGGGTAGATGGCCTGGCAGATATCGCTCTGGATGTCTGTCGCGATCTTAAGCTGATGCCGCCAAAGGAGTCATTGCAATGAGCATCAAACTGAAGGGTATGAGCCGTGCTGGCGACAATGAGAAGGCAATCGTGGTGCACTTTGATCGCGAGCCGACCAATGAAGAATTCATGGAGCTTTGGGATCAGTTGAAGGAGCTGCTTGGTCAGCCGAGCGATAAAGAAGGCATCCAGAATGAAATCCACTGACTTGCTCCTGTTCTGTCCGCAATGCTTCGCCAGTAATGAAGACGGCTCACAAGGCCAAGTCATTGCAAGCGATCAAAAATCGGTGCATACGATTTGCTACAACTGTGGACTGAACGATGGTGCTGTTGTGCTGCCGCGCGGTGCGATTGAGTCGATTCGCAAGCAGGCATCTTGGGTCGGCAAGCGCTACTATCCACACGCTGAGGATATGGACGCGATTGAGGAACGCTACGACCTACTGCGCACCATCAAAGTCTTTCCAGGTCGCTCAGCGAAGCAAGTCAGTGATGAAAAATATTGGGAGGTTAAGCAGTTGTTGCCCGATGGTAGCAGTGTAGCTTGCTACATTGATGGTGCTGTTGCTCACAATGCTGAGGAAGCCATTGAGGCATCGCGACGTGTGCTGATATACATCCCCGAAGAAAAACTGAAAGGTCCGAAGGCTGCTGATGCTCACTAACATTGGTCTGATCATCTTCGCGATCTTCGTTATCGCTGATCAATTCCGCACGGATGCGGAAACGCAGCGCCAGAAGGATCGCCTCAAACATCTTGGAGCAATGACAGATGAAAGGCACCGTATCCATAAATGAAAGTGACGCCATAAAAGCATTGGAACGTATCAAGTATCTCAACTCTAAAGTTGCCATCTTGGAAGGCAATTGTGACAGATTGAAAGAGAAGAATGCTGCATTGGAAGCTATCGAGAAGGATCATATCAAGCGCATCAATCGCTGTGCTGAAGTTGAACAATACCTTCTCGATGCTGCGCGCGGCAAACACGAACTACCTGATGCTGCGAAGTGTCGTCAACTCGGCAATCGCATTGGCGATGAGAAGACTATTGCTATACGTAATGCTTGGGCGCTAGATAGTGGCAGGATTGATTATCTGGAAGACTTCTTGAAGACAGGCCTCATCAGCGCTGGCTTCGAAATCGATGGCGGCGTTTATTTTGACTACACAGTTTTTGGTAACGATGAAGTCTCCCTGCGTGATCAGAACACGCTTCGCTTCGCAATCGACAAGGCAAGGAGTCAGACGTGACTGAGAACAACTGGACGCTAGAGGAAGCAATTGAGCATCTCGATGCGCGCGGCACCTTCGGTTGTGGCGGCTGTGATGATGCTTGGTTGTACCTGAAGGAATACATCAAATCGCAAGATGCGACGATGACAGGAATGGAAAGCTTGCTGGCTGATTACCTTCCGCGCAAGCCTGCTCCTGAGATCGCAACGCTGAGCGCGCGGCAGCGAGAGATTGCTGACATGATCGCTGTCGGCATGAGCGATGAAGCAATCGCAAGCAAACTCGATCTTGCCTATGGCACCATCAAGCAGCATTCCTACGAAATTCGTCACAAGCTGCGCGTCAATACTCGCATCAAGGTCGCGTTGCTGATGGCTGGCGTACCTGTCGAGCAGTTATCATGAAGCGCGCATTGATGGCTTGGGAGATTGGTGATGGCTATGGTCATATCGAGAACTTGATAGCTATCGCGCAGCGCCTACAAGCAGAAGGTGACTGGATCATCTATTGGTCGATCCCGCGCCATGCGACGGCACAACGCAACTACCTTGAGGCGCGCGACTTCTGCGAAATATTTGCATTCGACCATCCGTCCGTGCTGCCGCGCGCGGTCGAGTTGGGGGCCAGTAGCTATCTCGATATGCTTGGGCAATACGCCTATAGCTCGCGGGAGCGCTTGCAGCCGCTTGTTGATCGCGTTAGGTGGATATGTGAATTTGTTAAGCCTGACCTGATCTTTTCGGAATGTGCGCCGACCTTCGCGCTTGTTGCGCCGAGCGTTGGGGTTGGCACGTCGTTCGGTTTGCCCGCATCTGGTGGACAGAAAGCTGGGAAGTGGAATCTGTCTGAGAAGCGCGACGCTTGGATGCACGATCCGATCTTCTACGCGATCATTGCGCAATGCGGGTTGGATCGCTTCCAATACACCCATCGTCTCGCATTCTGCTACCCTGAGATGAATTGCTATGATGATGCTTGCGAAAGCATCGGGCCTGTACGCAAGTATCGACGTTGGGCGGATTGTGGAACAGATATCTTTGCCTACCTTGATCGCAATCACCCTCATCTTCACTCGATCCTTGATGCATGCGACGCGTATGCGTCCAGGATGAAAGTGAAAGCGGATATCTATATCAAGGGTCAAGGCGAGCCGTTCAATGAGCATCGTATGATGCTGGCAGGTCGTCTGGTCCACCACGGTTCTGCCGGCATGGCGCACGCTGGGCTTCAGCTAGGCATTCCCCAGTTCTGTTTTCCGTTCCATGCGGAGAACACCATCAACACGCGTCGACTCATGGACATTGGCGTTGCGAATGCAGCGGGCTACGCGGAAGCCGATTTATACGAGCATCGACTGCTACAAAGCTATGAATTGGAGCTGGCTGGCGCACGCATCTATCAACCGCCGCTGACCAATGCGATTGAAACGCTGATGGCGAAGATTGGCGTGGTGGACTTGCTAGCGAAATTCGATCTGAGCGGAGATGACGAAGATGAGACGTGATGGCGTTCATTACAACTATACCAACCAGCCCGACAATGTTGGCGCTTGGCGACTCGGTGAGGCTTGTAGTAAAGCGTCGAAGGATAGCGCTGGCGACTACATTGATCGTGGCCTGAGCTTGCTACATCGATTGAACGAAATGGGATATGGGGTCTATCTAATTGCTGAGGCGGAGAAAGCATCATGAGCAATGAACTGGAATCGACAGAACGTGCCGTTGAGGTCAATCTTGGTGAAGACGATGTGCTTGTTGTAAAAGCCAAAGGACGCATCAGCAATGAGCATGCTGATCGCATCTACCATCATCTGGAAGGTATTTTGGGGAAACGCGGCAACCAGATCATCTTGCTGGGCGATGATCTTGAGCTGGTGGTGTTACATAGAGAGCTGCCTGCTATCAAGGAGATCAATTCATGATGACGGATGCGGGTTACGAAACGGCGGCGATCCCCGATAAATGGAACACCTATGCGATATGTACTGAGAGATGTGGCTGGGTAACGCAATATGCAGTATGGGGCAAGCCGCTTAGTCCGCGTTGCTGTCCGACTTGTGGCGCTTATATTGGCGTTGTAATTGGCAGGTGGTGGCGAATTTGGATACCACAAGTTTGGTGGAAGCGCTGGCGCAGCAAGGGTCATTACTTCCATGTGCGATTTGAGGTTCGTCCGATAACTGCGACGGGGCTGCGCAATGAAAATTGACTTTCTGATTTTTGGCAACGGCTACGGCCTTGGTGCGCCTAGATGTGAGCAATCCTTTCATTGGTTGAAAGATACGCGTACTGGGAAATGCGCAATGTACCATGAGGATGGTTGGTTCGGCGCGCAGCTCGTTTCATTTCAATGGTTCAATCCGCAAGTTGGCGAAAGACGACGTTTGCTTGGAAGAGAATTTGTTGCTGTCAGTGCTAGGCGCAGATGGTTACGTGTCAGCATATCTTGGAGTCAACGACTCTCTGAAGACACCGATCAAGCAAACAAGTTCTTGCATAAATTCTTTGACGATCTACGAAACTTGAGGGCTGTATCATGATGACTCTTGAAGAAGCTGTCAACACTGTCACGCTTGGCATCCCACAGTCCGATGCGCGTGCACACAAAGCGTTGCTTATCATGCTCAATGCGCTTCAAATGACAGGGATCGAAGCAGAAGGAGCGCGACAGGAAGTTGAAGCGCTGAATGGTGAGATTGCTGCCATGAAGAACTTGAACGACATCTCGCGCTACAAGTGCCATCCATTTGGTTACATGAGGCCACATCCCGCCGGCAAGTTCGTCAAGCTGGAGGATGTGGAATCGTATCTGAGCAATCCCTTTGGAGAGAGCTATCATGGTTAGCAGCCTACTTGATGAAGATCGCAAACATCTTGCTGCGCAGATCGCACGTGACGAGATGGAGGAAGCGGTTGAGACTATCCTCGATGACTGCGTGGACGCCTACATCGCTGCAGGCGGTGGCATCGGAACCGACTACCAAGAAGATCGCGACCAAATCAAAACAGTGCTGATCACAGCCTACAACCTCTGGGGCATCGGACGTGTCGACAAATGAAAGCGATACCCGCTCGCAAAACGAGCGCATCCAAGCAGAGGCTCGCGCGCTGCTAGATGCAGAACTGGAAGCAGCGCGACAAGCGGATGAACGAAACCCAATGCTCCCATCGCTGCGCGCCGATCCGCTGCGCGCGGCAGTTACGGTACTGGAGCGATTCTTTACCAAGAACGGCTTGCGGCAGCTAATCTACTACCGCGAGAACTGGTACAGCTATTACGACCGATTGTGGGGCCAACGTCACGAACAAGACATTGACCACTTTGTCCACTCGAAACTGATCCACTGCCGGGCGATGGATGCGGAAGGTGAGGTGATTGACTTCCCAACCACCTCCGCGAACGTGACCGAGATACGCAAACAGATTCAGCACATCCAAACGATCCCCTCGCACTACCGCGTTCCATGCGTCAAGAATGGCAATGGGAAATGGGTTGAGATCGATGCAGCTGGGAAGATGGTTTGTCGCGGTTCGCTGGTGGATATGAAGACTGGTGAAGTCAACGACAATCATAGTCTGTTCATCCCCAATGGTGCTGAATGGGAATACAAGCCCAAAGCGCGCAAACCGAAACACTGGCACGAGTTCCTTGAATCGATCTTCTCAGATCGCGAGGAAGATGTGACGTTACTCCAGGAATGGTTCGGCTATGTGCTCAGCGGCGATACTTGGGCGCAGAAAGGCTTGATCATTGTTGGTCCGCCGCGAGCCGGTAAAGGTATCATCGGCCATGTTCTTAGCAATCTGTTAGGCAAGTCGATGGTATCCAGCCCCGCGCTCCACGCTATCGGCACGAGGTTTGGCTTGGAAGACCTGATCGATAAGCGACTGTGCTTGATCTCAGACGCGCGCCTATCGAACCGCCAGGATATCTTCGCGGTGATCGAAACGCTGTTGCGGATCATTGGTGGTGACTCGGTCAGTGTTGATCGAAAGAACAAAGGTGCACTCAATCTCGATCTGCTAGCGCGCATCATGCTGCTGTCGAACGAGATGCCTCAGCTGTCGGATAACTCCACCGCCATCAACAATCGCTTCCTAATCATGAACCTTCACGAATCGTTCCTTGGTCGTGAGGATGTTCATCTACTCGACAAGCTGATGAAGGAATTGCCTGCTATCGCAAACTGGGCCATTGAGGGCTACAAGCGGTTGATTGCTACCCACAAGTTCTCTGAGCCGGAGTCGAGCAAGATTGCGCGTCAAGAGTGGTATGAGGAAAACAACCCGCTTGCGCAGTTTGTGGAAGATTGCTGTGAGGTTGATGCTGGCCACAAGGTTGCGATGACGGAGCTGTTTGATGCTTATAAGGCTTGGTGCGAGGGTCGCGGTTACCAGTCGATGGCAGCGAATGCGTTGAGCAGAAGGTTAAGCGCCATGCTCGGTGCCCGTATCACACGCGTCAAAAATGACAATATCCGCTATGTTGGCGGCATCGGACTGCGCAAATCGAGTCGCGAGGCGTTCTAGTCGAGAGCTGCCCGATGAGCCTTGCAGAAGGGTTTGTTCACCATGCAGGCGTGTGTCTACGGGACGATATTAGGGCAGCGAACGGGACGATATTAGGCTGAAAGGTACGATCTAGGACGATGTTTTCGATGGTTCTAGAGCAATGCGAAATGCGCCTTGAGGGTGGTTGCCGGCGAGTTGGCTGCCGGGCGGGACGATATAAGGCCTGTTTCGGGACGGTTTTGGTACGATGTTTGGTACGATTGCCGCCAGTGTTTATCTGTGTTCGTACGATACGGGACGATATTTTCCTATTCCTAGGAAAGAAAGATAGAAATAGAAGAATAGAGAGAGGGGTATAGGTAGGTGCGTAAATATCCGCCCGTATCGTCCCGTAAAAGAGCGCGCGGCAGCGCTGAATTGGAGTGATGAAGATGGCATGTTCTGGATGCGACCGGCGACGGAAGTGGATACTTGACAAAGCACGCAAGGTTTGGAGGATGATTGATGTCAAAGCCGATGGTACACCTCTCAACAGAGCGCCTCATGCGCCAGCTGATAGTGTCACTGGACGAACTGACGCAGAGCAATCTGGCGCTGGCACAGTCGTTAGCGATTCAAGCAGAAGCTCAGCAGGCGATATTGGAAAGGATTGACGCGTTGTATAGTCGTGCTGGCGATGAAGTAGGACAAGAACCGCTGGCGACTGATCTTGGTCAGTCACTATCGCATCTGGAACCAGACTACAAGAAGGAGCACAGCCTGTAATGCCTGATAAGCCGACAATCTATCGACCGCCCACGCGCGCCCGGCAGTCGCATAACTGGAACAAGAATGCAGACTCCCCCAAACGAGTAACAGGCAGAGCATTACAGGCACGCAATAAGCGTATCAAGGTGCGTGATAGGTTCACCTGCCAGAACAAGCAGTGTGGTCTCCTCACTACAGATGTACAGATCGATCATAAGATAGCACTCACCCAAGGCGGCGAAGATACCGATGACAATCTACAGTGCCTATGTCCTCAGTGTCATGCTATCAAGTCCAAGATAGAAGCAGTACATAAGCGACTGCCTGACCCTACCGACTATCCTCTGACGTACAAGGCAGCACTGCTGTCGCTGAAGTCTAGCAACGATAGTGAGGGTGATGAGTGGGATGTACAAGCAATGATGCGTTGTGGTGGTACACCGTTACAGACAGATGGACAGCCATGAAAGCAACACACACCACCAGCATTTTGAGCACGCACGAAAACACACATGGCATGGGGGCTGTGCCCGCCCGGTCGGGGGGTGTGACAGCTTTGAAAATGGATGCCACGGGAATCCGCCATGTGAGGTTTTTTTCCAATGGCTTTGAATAAGCCACGAAACATGAAATGGTATATAAATCAAAATCGTGACAGATTCTGGAGCACCAAAATATGGCAACGCGTGGACGCAAACCAGTTCCAGCAGCAATACGTGAGTTGACAGGCAACAAGAGCAGCCATCCACCACCGAATCCAAAGGGACACAAGATCAAGCGACCGCTCGGCGGACCGCCATCTTGGATGACGCAGCTTCAAAAGGAGATATGGCGGGAAGGTTTGGAGAATGTGCCCATGGGTTTGCTGCGTGCACTTGATGCTGGCATCTATCAATCTTGGGTGTTTGCGAGTTACAGCCAGCGCCGCGCGGCAGAACGTTACATTTCCGAAGGTGAGCATCCAACGATCATGACAGTGAATGGTGGCGTGCGCGAGAACCCGCTGCTTCGCATCATTCGCTCAGAAGGTCAAACTGCTGCACGTTTGGCAACAGAGATGGGATTCACTCCAACATCCAGGCAGCGAGTAAAGGGCGATGGCGACAACGAAAAGCCGGAAAACGAGTTCAACGAGTTCCAAGACGGCGACTCAGCGCAGAACGCGCAAGGCAGCAAGTCAGTCAACTAGCGCGCCGCTCGACGGACCGCTAACCCCTGTTCAGCGAGCCAACCGCTATGTAGCAGGCGTGCTGAACGGGTCTGTACCGGCTTGTAAATGGGTGAAGGCGGCTTGTAAGAGGCAACGTGACGACCTGAAACGTAAGTCATGGGCCTATCATTTTGATGAGGAAGTTGCCAACCGTCCTTGTAACTTTGCTCATAAGCTGCCTCATATCAAGGGCAAAGACTTCGCTGGCAAGAAGATTGAGTTTGAGGATTGGCAGTGTTTCATCGTCACCACCGTGTATGGCTGGGTCGACGCAGTAGGCAACCGCCGCTTCAAAATCGCCTACATCGAAGTGCCTCGCAAGAATGGTAAGTCTACCATGTCCGCTCCAATTGGTCTGTATGCGCTCGCAGCAGACAAGGAGCCTGGCGCAGAAGTCTACAGTGCAGCAACAACTCGCGAACAGGCAAGGATCGTTTGGGCCGATGCAAAGGCAATGGTGGACAAATGCAAGCCGTTGCGCGAGGCACTTTGCGTTGCGACCTCATCGCATTCCATCTTCAAAGCAAACAACAGTTCAAAGTTCCAAGCGCTATCTCGCGACCAGCAAGGCAACTTGGATGGTTTGAATATCCATCTAGCAATCATCGATGAGCTACACGCTCATAAGACAAGAGACGTTTGGGACGTTATCGAGACAGCGACCGGCGCGCGCACACAGCCGCTGATTTGGGCAATCACGACCGCAGGTAGCAATCGCGCAGGCATCTGCTATGAGCAGCGCTCTTATGTTATCAAGATTCTGAGCAAGGTGCATTCTGATGACACCTACTTCGGAATCATCTACACCATCGACAAGGGCGACGATCCGTTCGACCCGGTTTCGTGGGCAAAGGCCAATCCCAACTATGGTGTGTCAGTAAAGCCGGACGATCTTCAGCGCAAAGCTGTGAAGGCCCGGCAAATGGCATCAGCCTTGAACAATTTCCTCACCAAACATCTTAATGTGTGGGTGAATGCTGACTCGCCTTGGATGAATATGACGGCTTGGGATGAATGTGCCGAGCCTGCGATGCGTGAGGAAGACTTCGCCAGTGAAGAGTGCATGGTGTCTTGCGATTTGGCAACGAAGACCGACATCGCTCCCAAGCTCAAAATATTCCGTCGCATCAAGGAAGAAGTTCAAAAGGATGGCACATCAAAACCTGTGCCGCATTACTACGTGTTTGGAAGCTTCTACCTTCCTGAGACTGCAATCGAAGACGGTCGCAACTCTCAGTATGAAGGTTGGGAGCTAGATGGATTGCTCATCAAGACGCCCGGCAGCGTTACAGATTTTGGATTGATAGAAGACGACATCAAAGCGGATGCTGCGAAGTATCGAGTGTTGAACGCAGGCTTCGATCCTTGGCAAGCCAGCTATCTCATCCAACGCCTCCAGGTAGAAAACTTGCCTGTCTTGGAGTATCGTCAGACTGTGCAAAACATGAGTCAGCCGATGAAGGAAGTTGAGGCGCTCGTGTTGTCAAAACATCTTCATCATAATGGCGATCCTGTTCTAGCGTGGATGATATCAAATGTGGTTTGCCACATTGATGTGAAGGAAAATATCTACCCACGCAAGGAGAAGCCTGAGAACAAAATCGATGGAGCAGTTGCACTGATAATGGGGATTGGTATGTGGCTCCAACCTCAAGCTGAAGTCAAAGAATACCAAATGATGTTCTTACGCTGAGGACCACTGTATGTCGCATCGCAAATTTACTGGTGGTGTCCAGCGCGCTTATTCACAGCTGACCGTCAAGGCTGTGGTTGAAGATGGCAAGCGCATCATTCGTGGTGTAGCTACCACGCCAACGACTGATCGTGTTGGTGATGTTGTTTTGCCGGAAGGCGCGCAATACAACCTGCCCATTCCGTTCTTGTGGCAGCACAACTCCAGTCAGCCCATCGGCTGGATCACCGAAGTAACCGTCACCAAAGCAGGCATCACGGTCGTGGGTGAGGTTGCCCAGACTGATGAAGAAGGATCGCTGAAAGACCTTCTCGACTTCGCGTGGCAATCCATTCAGTTGGGATTGGTGCGTGGCTTGTCGATTGGTTTCAACGCGCTCAAATATGCCTACATGGATGACAGCTGGGGCATCGAATTCCAAGAATGGGAATGGCTGGAACTTTCAGCTGTGACGATTCCGGCGAACGCCGATGCGTCCATCCTCGCAATTAAGAAACTCGATGGGGCTGTGCTTGCCGCGATTGGCAAACCTGCACAGAATCAGAAGTCTCTCCCTGTCGTGTCGCTGAGTAAGTCGAACCAGCCCAGCGCTTTGGGCAACAAGAAAACCACACCTGTTGTTCCCATTGAGCCCACGGAGGCTGGTAACATGAACATCGCAGAACTCAAGAAGCAGTATGAGGCCACTCGTCAGGCCAAGGCCGCTCGGATGATGGAGCTGATGGAAGCTTCCGCCGAGAAGGGTGAAACGCTGGATGCCTCCCAGCAGGAAGAATACGATGGCTTGGGCATCGAGCTGAAGTCCATCGATGCGCACTTGGTGCGACTCAACGACATGGAAAAGATTCAGGGCACCGTCGCCAAGCGCGTCGAAGGCCAGAGTGCGACGGAAGCTGGCAACAGCCGCGTGCTTGCCACCGTCAAGTCTGACGAAGGCAAGAACAAGCTGAAGGATGGCATTGGCTTGGCACAGGTCGTGAAGTATCTTGGCCGTGCGAAGGGCAATCGCTGGGAAGCGTTGGAGATGGCCAAAGCCGCTTCCAATATCGATGAGCGCGTGCTGGGCGTCCTCAAGGCTGCTGTTGCGGCTGGTACCACGACCAATGCGACCTGGGCTGGTGGCTTGGTTGGCGATGAAACGTCGCTGTTCGCCGACTTCGTGGAATATCTGCGTCCTCTCACGATCTTGGGCAAGTTCGGTACTGGTGGCGTCCCGGCGCTGCGCAAGGTTCCGTTCCGCGTGCCGCTGATCGGTCAGACCACCGGTGGTGCGGGCTTCTGGGTTGGTGAAGGTAAGGCCAAGCCGCTTACCAAGTTCGACTTCACCCGCCGCGTGCTCGATCCGCTGAAGGTCGCCAACATCGCCGTCGTGACGATGGAGACGCTGCGCGATTCCAGCCCGTCCGCCGATGGCATCATCCGCGATCAGTTGGTGGAAGCGCTGCGTGGTCGTCTGGATACCGACTTCATCGATCCCAGCAAGACTGCATCGGCCGGCATTTCGCCTGCGTCGATCACCAATGGTGTCACGCCCATCCACAGCTCCGGCAACGATGCTGATGCGGTGCGTGCTGACGTCAAGAAGCTGTTCAGCACCTTCATCGCCGCCAACAACGCGCCGACTTCGGGCGTGTGGGTGATGTCGGCTGTGACGGCGCTGGCGCTGAGCCTTATGGTGACGCCGCTTGGTGTGCCGGTGTTCCCGACGATTGGCATGAATGGTGGTACCTTCCAGGGTCTGCCGGTGATCGTTTCGGAATATGTGACGCACACGTCAGCTGGCGCGACGGTTATCCTGATGAACGCTCAGGATATCTACTACGCGGATGACGGCGACTTCGCAGTGGACTTCTCCACGGAAGCTTCACTGGAAATGTCCGATGCGCCCACGAACAACAGCGGCACCGGTACTGGTGCTTCGCTGGTGTCGATGTTCCAGACGAACAGCGCAGCCTTCCGCGCTGAGCGCACCGTCAACTGGGACAAGCGTCGTCCGTCCGCCGTTGCCGTGCTGGATGAAGTCAACTGGGGTAGCTAATTCAACTTGGCAGTCCGTCAAAGGGAGCAGCAGCAGATTCGCTGCTCCCTCTTTTTGCTACTAGGAGTTCATAAAGTGGAAATCATCATCAATCAGTCAAACAGGCAGATGACCGCTAGCAAGGTGCTGGGCGATGAACTTGTTCGTATGGGTATTGCGAGGAGCATCGATAAGCCAGCATCGCGAGTCGCCAACAAGCAGACCTACAGCACGCGTCATCTGGAAGCACAGCACGCGAATACCAGCAATGAGGCTTCCAACAATTCCAGCGTCAGCAACAGCGTCAATACAAACTCCAATCCGAAGACCAGCAACAGCAATGCGCGCGTCAACCAACGCAATGCGCGTCCCAAGCAGTTTGGTAAGTAATCACCAACCAATTCGGAGACAGATATGCGCATCTTTGGATTGACCATTGGCCGCTCCAAGGCTACGCAAGCACGACCGCCGTTGGCACCAGCAGGCTCTGGTAGTTGGTGGGGCTGGGGCTGGGGCGCCATCAAGGAATCTTTCGCTGGCGCTTGGCAGCGCAACATCCTCAAGAATCCTGAGACGGTCTGTCGCAACACGACCGTCTTTGCTTGTGTGACGCTTATCGCTAGCGATATCGCGAAGCTGAAGTGGAAGCTCACCAAGCCTTACAAGCCCAAAAGTAATGTTTGGGTTGAATGGCCGAACAGCGCTTATGATCCGGTGCTGAATGATCCCAATCATTACCAGAACCAAATTCAGTTCCGCGAGTTTTGGCTACTGTCGAAGCTCACTACAGGCAACACCTATGTGCTGAAGGAGCGCGACGCATCTAACAAGGTGCGCAAGCTTTACATTCTCGATCCGCGCCGTGTGTTCCCGATGGTGAGTGATGATGGAAGCGTGTACTATGAATTGTACATGGACAATCTCAACAATGTGCTTCCTGATAAGCTGTTGGTGCCAGCATCAGAGATTATCCACGACCGGTTCAACTGTTTGTTCCACCCGCTGATTGGTTTGTCGCCTCTGTTCGCGGCGGCGCTACCTGCGTATCAGGCAAACACCATCATGGGAACCTTCACCAATTTCTTTCGCAATGGCGCAATGCCCAGTGGCATCTTGACTGCGCCCGGCACCATCAAGCAAGAGACTGCTGATCGCCTCAAAGCAGACTGGGACAAGAATTACACCGGTGAAGGTGCTGGTGGTGTTGCTGTGCTCGGTGACAACCTAAAGTTTGAAAAGATTTCAATGACTGCTGCTGATGCGCAAGTTATTGAACAGATGCGCTTCTCCGATGAAAAGATTTGCTCAGCTTATCATGTACCAGGTTACAAGGTTGGCGTTGGCGCTTATCCGAACTATGGCGCAGATGTCGCTCAACAGGATTACTACAACACCTGTCTCCAGACGCTGATTGAAGCGATGGAGCTGTGCATGGATGAAGGTCTGAGCCTTCCTTCTGATGTTGGTCTGTGCTTGGATATTCGCGGGCTGCTGCGAATGGATGCAAAGTCGCTGATGACGTTTGTCGCTGAAGGCGTCAAGGCATCTGTGCTGTCGCCGAATGATGGTCGTGAATACTTCGATCTTATCCCAGTGACTGGCGGCGACAGTCCAATGATCCAGCAGCAAAACTATTCGCTGGAGGCTATCGCGAAGCGCGATGCTCAGCCTGATCCATTCATTACTGCTAAGCCGACATCGGTGCCTGAAGGTAATATCGCTGAGGACACTGGCGGCGCTGCAGCTGCTGGTGAGACAACTACCAACAACGCTGATGAGAACGCTGCAAATGAAGGCAAGTTCTTGGAAGCGCTCACCAAGGCATTTGAGATGGAGATGGCCGCATGAACGCAGTCGAAGCCGCGAAGCATTTGGCTGCTGTGACCAAGGAGGCTGTGGCGCGAGCCTTGGCTCCGATTGGCGAGCAGCTGACAGCATTTGGTGATCGTCTCAAGGCGCTTGAAGATGCACCACAGCCCAGCAATGGGCAGGACGGTCGCGATGGACAAGACGCATCACCTGAGCAGATCGCCAAAGCTGTATCAGAGCATCTTGAAGCCAACCCGATTGTGGCGGAAAAAGGCGACAAAGGGGACGCTGGCGAGAAGGGTGAGCAAGGTGAACCGGGCGAAGCTGGTCGCGACGGTACGTCGCCATCAGTGGATGAAATCGCGCCGGCAGTTGCGACGATCCTTGCTGAGACCGCGCCGGCAGTTGCGACGATCCTTGCTGAGACCGTTCCGGGAGCGCTGAAGGAGTATCTGGAAGCGAACCCCGTTCCTGCTGGCGAGAAGGGCGAGCGCGGCGCGGACGGAAAGGACGGAAAGGACGGAAAGGACGCTACTAGCCCTGACGTCGCTGAAATCGCGTCCGCCTTGGCTCCGGTGGTGCAGGACGCAGTTGCAGCGCACTTCGAAGCGAACCCCGTTCCTGCTGGCGAGAAGGGCGAGCGCGGCGCGGACGGAAAGGACGGAAAGGACGGAAAGGACGCTACTAGCCCTGACGTCGCTGAAATCGCGTCCGCCTTGGCTCCGGTGGTGCAGGACGCAGTTGCAGCGCACTTCGAAGCGAACCCCGTTCCTGCTGGCGAGAAGGGCGAGCGCGGCGCGGACGGAAAGGACGGAAAGGACGG